GTGTTCGCGACGGTCAAGAACTGGTTCGGCCTGCCGACCAAGAGCCTGGCGGCGCCCGATGCGGAGCTGCAGGCGGTGTTCGGCGCGCTGCCCTCCGGGCTGTCGGTTGGCGCGGCGCAGGCACTGACCGTGCCGGCGGTGGCCTCGGCGATCCGGCTGCTTTCGGAAGCGTCCGCCTGCCTCGACCTGAAGGTGATGCGCCGCGTCGGAGGCACCGACACGGAGGCCTCCGATCATCCCGTCGCGCAGCTGTTCGCCGATCGCCCGAACGACTGGACCGGCACGTTCGATTTCATCCGCGACATGGTCGCGGCGGCGCTCATCAGCGACAAGGGCTCGCTGGCGCTGGCGAACAAGATCAACGGGCGTGTGATCGAGCTGGTGCGGTATGAGCCGGCGCACTTCACGGTCGACTATTCCGGAGATGGCCGGCTAGAGCCGAGCTTCCGCATCAACAACGTGCCGGTGTCGGCGGATGACGTCGTGCACCTGCGCTCGCCCTTCGCACGGTGCCCGCTCTCGCTGGCGGCCGATGCGATCGGCGTGGCCAAGACCATGGAGCAACACGCCGGCCGGCTGTTCCGCGACGGCGCTCGCCCGTCCGGCGTGCTCTCCCTGGCCGACCGCACCACGCCGGAGGCACTGAAGCGCATTCGCGACGCCTGGCAGCTCGCCCATGGCAACGGCAAGTCCGGCGGCACGGCCATCGTCGAAGGCGGGGCGACCTATGCGCAACTCACGATGCTGTCGACCGACGCGCAGTTCCTTGAGCTGCGTACCTTCCAGATTGTCGAGATCGCCCGCGCATTCCGCGTGCCACCGTCGATGCTCTACGAACTGGACCGTGCGACCTGGTCCAACTCCGAGCAGATGGGCAAGGAGTTCCTCACCTATTCGCTGGAACCGTGGCTTCGCGCCTTCGAGGCATCCCTTCGCCGCGCGCTGTTCTCGGCCGAGGAGCGGGGCGAGTACCGCGTCGCCTTCGACCGCGACGACCTTACCCGCGCCAGCCTGACCGAGCGCGCCTCGGCGATCTCCTCGCTCATCGCCTCCCGGGTGCTCAACCCGAATGAGGGGCGCGAGTGGCTCGACATGCCTCCGCGAGCCGGTGGCGCGGAATACGCCAATCCCAATACCGGCTCCAGCCAGCCCGGCGGCGCCCCTGCCGAGGAGGCCGCCTGATGGAGCACGCTTTCATCGAGACCAAGATCCTCGCCGACGATGCCGGCCTTATCTCCGGTCTGGCATGGAAGTTCGGCATCCCCGATCGCGTCGGCGACATGATCGAGCCTGGCGCCTTCAAGGGGCTGAAATTGCCCCTGCCGATGCTGTTCGGCCACGACATGAACGACCCTGTCGGCGTGTGGACCGAAGCGCTGGAGACCGGCGCCGGGCTCGCCCTCGAGGGCCGCATGCTGGTCGAGGACGTGCCCCGCGCCCGTGAAGTCCGGGCGCTGGTCAAGGCCGGTGCGGTCGGCGGTCTCTCCATCGGCTTCGTCACCCGCAAGGCCGTGGCGCGGACCGGAGGCGGGCGCACGATCAAGGCTCTCGACCTTTTCGAGGTGTCGCTCGTCACCGCTCCCATGCATCCCGGTGCCCGTATTACCGGCGCCAAATCCGCGGCGGACGCCTTCCGGCTCGCCGAATCCCTCCGTCGCGCCGCGGCGGCCATCCGAGGAAACTGACCGATGAAGCATACCTGTCTGCACATGCTGGCGCCCGGCGCTCTGGAGCTGAAGGGCGAAAACGACGACCCGATCGCCACCGTCACGGCAGCGCTCGACGAGCTGACGAAGACCGTCAACGACGGCCAAAAGGCGCTTGGCGACCGGCTTACGGCGATGGAGACCAAGGGCGCGAAGCCGGACGACAAGAAGGACGATCCGGCGGCCAAGCTCACCGAGCGGCTCGACAAGATCGAGGCGAAGGTGAACCGCCCTGGAGGCGGCACCGACGCCAAGGGCGAGCCGAGCGTCGAGCAGAAGGCCTTCGGCGCCTATCTGCGCCATGGCGACCGCGCCCCCGATGCCGAGCTGAAGGTGCTCACGGTGTCGTCGGACACGCAGGGCGGCTACCTGGCGCCGACCGAAATGTCGGCCGAGTTTATCCGCGACATCACCGAGTTTTCGCCGATCCGCACCCTCGCCACTGTGCGCACCACGCTCGCTCCCGCCGTCAGCTATCCCAAGCGCACCGGCATCACCAACGCCAAGTGGAAGGGTGAGACGCAGGCGCAGGAGGCGAGCGAGCCAGGTTTCGGGCAGGTCGAAATCCCGATCCGCGAGGTCAACACCTATGTCGACGTGAGCAACCAGCTCCTCGCCGACAGCGGCGGCACCGCCGAGGCGGAAATCAATCTCGCCCTCGCGGAGGACTTCGGCCAGAAGGAAGGCCTCGCCTTCGTCTCGGGCAATGGCATCCTCGAGCCGGAAGGGCTGCTGACCGCCGCCAGCCTCGCCGAGACGCTCAACGGCCACGCGACGACGCTTTCGGCCGACGCTCTGATCGCCCTCATGTATGCGCTGCCGGCACCTTACCGCTCGCGCGGCTCCTGGCTGATGAATGGTGGCACCCTCGCCAAGCTGCGCACCATGAAGGACGGCCAGGGCAACTATCTCTGGCAGCCGAGCTATCAGGCCGGCCAGCCGGAAATGATCCTCGGCCGCCCGGTGGTGGAAGCGATCGACATGCCGGACGTGGCGGCGAACGCTTATCCCATCCTGTTCGGCGATTTCGCCACGGGTTACCGGATCGTCGACCGCCTGGCGCTGTCGATCCTGGTGAACCCGTACATCCGCGCCACCGAGGGCATCACCCGCATTCACGCCACGCGCCGCACCGGCGCCGGCGTGGTGCAGGCCCGGGCGCTGCGCAAGCTCAAGATGGCGGTGTCCTGACGGTCGCCGTTCCCCTTCACGCGCTCCCCGGAGGATCTTCCATGCGCGACATCATCTCGAACATCGCCGTCGCCTCGGTCATTGCGCCGGCGGCCTACGACGCGGACAACACGCCCGCCGCGATCGACCTGCAGGGTTTCGATTCCGCCATGCTGGCCATTCACGTCGGCGTCGGCGGCATCACCTTCAGCGGGACGAACAAGATCGAGTTCAAGCTTACGCATTCGGATGACGATTCGACCTATACCGCCGTGACTATCGACGACGTGCAGGGCATCGCCAGCGTCGGTTCCGGCGGTATCGTCCGCTCGCTGGTTGCCGCCCATGCGGCGCCCTCGATCACGCGCGTCGGCTATGTCGGCAACAAGCGGTTCCTGAAGCTGCTGGCGGATTTCTCCGGCACGCACGGCACCGCCACGCCGCTTTCCGTCAGCCTTGTGAAGGGCCACGCGCGCGAACGGCCGGTGGCCTGACAGGATGGGGCGCCCGCTTATTGAGGGCACGTAGCGGCCTGTCCAACAACGGTAACCCCGCCTCTCCGGCGCCCGGCTCGCGAGAGCCTGAATGGGAGGCAAGGCGGGGATGGTCGCGAGCACCATCCGGGGCTCTCCCCTCGGCCAAGGGCTCACGGGAGGCGGGCGAGCAGACCGCCTCCCACTCTTTGAAAAAGGAAACCCTGATGCCTGTTCGTGCACCTCGTATTTGCGGTTGCGGCCACCGTATCGCCGGCGGCGCGCAGTGCCCGTGCGAGCGCAAGCGCGATGCGGAGCGCAGGGCCCGGGCCGACACGAAGCGCCCGTCCGCCCATGGGCGTGGCTATGACGGCAAATGGCAGAAGGAGCGCGCGGCCTATCTGAAGGTTCATCCGCGCTGCGCCTGGCCGGGTTGTGGCGCGCCGGCGAGCGTCGTCGATCACATCATGCCCCACCGGGGCGATCGCAAGCTGTTCTGGTCGCGCTCCAACTGGCAGCCGCTCTGCAAGGCCTGCCATGACGGGCGCAAACAATCCGAAGAGAAGCGGGGCGGCCCGTCCACCGGACGGCGGGCGCAGCCGTTCCTCGCTCGGTCGCGCATTCCCGTGGTGCTGGTGTGCGGCGCGCCCGGCTCGGGAAAAAGCACCTATGTCGAGCAGAACAAGGGGCCGAATGATCTTGTCATCGACCTCGACGTGATCCGCGCGCGGCTGTCGGGCGCCGCTCTCTATGCCTCCGGTCAGGAATGGCTCGGGCCGGCGCTCGACGAGCGCAATCGCCTCCTCGCCAGCCTTGCGAACGATATGGAGCATCCGCGCCTGGTTCATCGTCGGTGCTCCGGAAAGGACCGAGCGCGAACTCTGGATGCGCAAGCTCGGGACCTGTCCTGTGGTCCTGATGCCGACGCCATTGGACGAATGCCTGCGCCGTATCCGCGCCGATACCCGGCGCAGCGGGGACGTAGCCCGCATGGAACAGGCGGCGCGCGACTGGTTCGCTGCAGCGGAAAGGGAGACGCGCGGATGATCGAGACGAGCGAGATTGTGACGCTTGCCGAGCTGGAGGCGCATTTGCGCGTCGATGATGGCGAAGAGGATGCGGGTCTGAGCGACATGCTCGAGGCGGCGCGGCGCCACATCGAGGCGTGGGTCGGGCTGCTGGACGACTTCGAAGAGGTGCCCGCCGATCTCGTGGAGGCGCTGAAGCAGCTCGCCGGCCACTTCTATGAGAACAGGGAGGCGACCTCCGATGGACAGGCGACCCTCTCCGAGGTGCCATTCGGGTTCCATGACCTCATCGGACCTTACCGCAGGTGGGAGTTCTGACCATGAGGGCAGGCGCACTTGATCGTGTGATCATCGTTCAGCGATCGGTACGGATCGGTGACGACGGGGCAGGCAATGAGATCCTCGAGTGGCGCGATTTTGCAACGATGTGGGCGCAGAAGATCGAGGGAGAGGCGGCTCCTGTCGTCCTGGCTGCTGGATTTGAAGAAAAGGAAGTCATCGTTTTCCGCGGCCGGTTTATCGCTGGGATAGGGGTTTTTGACCGCGTCCTCTACGAGGGCGCCGCTTTCGAGGTCGTCGGCGCGGATGAGATCGGCCGGCGGCGTGGGCTTGAACTGCGCTGTACGAAGGTCGGGCCATGAGGGGCGCTAAACCCTACCTGATCGTTTCCGGCTCCTCGCCGGTGCGCGAGCCGCTTGATCCGCCGGACTGGTTGTCAGAAGACGCGGTTGCCGAGTGGAACCGTGTGGCACCCATACTGATCGATGAGCGGCGCACGCTGACCGTGACCGACATCGCCAGCCTGGTGAACTACTGCGTCGCCATCGGACAGGCGGCGGAGGCAAGCCGCATCATCACAGCGGAGGGCATGACCTACCAATCGAAGACGGGGCCGAAGAAGCATCCGGCCGTCGCTATACGCTCCGATGCGATGACTCAGGCGCGGCTGCTGGCCGGTGAGCTGGGGTTGACGCCGGTCAGCCGCTCGCGGCCGGCCGCGCGCTCGGATACCGGCCAAGGCATGGGCCCCGGTCTGTTCGACATGGAATTCTGACCATGGCGCGCTCGACCTATCCCGACTGGATCTTCGACGATAGCGAGATTGCTGACCCGATGGGGCGGGGCGAGCGGGCGGTACGCTGGCTGAGCATGCTGCGCCATCCCAAGAGCACCTTGCCCGGCCGGCCGTTCAAGCTCGACCCGTGGCAGGAGCGGATTGTGCGGGCGATCTATGGTCCACGCCACGCGGACGGCACCCGCATCGTCAAGACCGTGGTGCTGCTGCTGCCCCGCGGCAACCGCAAGACCGCGCTCGCGGCGGCGCTGGCGCTGCTGCACACTATCGGGCCGGAACGGGTTCCGGGCGGCGAGGTGATCTCGGCCGCGGCCGACCGTAAGCAGGCGCGGCTCGCCTATGCCGAGGCGCTCGGCATCGTGCGTACCGTACCGCAGGCGGCAGCGAATACCCGTGTCGTCGACTATCGCAACCGCCTGACCTTCCCGCGTGACGGATCGTTCTATGAGGCGATCTCGGCCGATGCCGGGACGCAGCACGGGCGCACGCCCGCCTTCGTGCTGGCGGACGAACTGCACGCCTGGCCCAAGCGCGAGCTATGGGACGTGCTGCGCTCCGGCCTGGTGAAACAGAAGGGTTCGCTCCTAGTCGTAGCCACCACGGCCGGCCGGGGGCAGGAGAACGTCGCCTGGGACATCGTCGAGGATGCGCGCCGCGTCGCCCGTGGCGAGGTCGACGATCCCTCGATCCTGCCCATCCTGTTCGAGGCGGAGCGCGATTGCGACTGGACGGACGAAGCCGTGTGGCATCGGGTGAACCCCGGCCTTGCCTATGGCTATCCCGACCTTGAAGGACTGCGCCAGCTTGCTCGCGAAGGGCAGCGGCGCATCGGCGACCGCGAGGCCTTTCGCCAGCTCAACCTCAATATCTGGCTCGATCACTCCGCCGATCCGTTCGTCGATATGGACGTGTACGACGCCGGCGCCGCCCCGGTGGATCTTGATGCGTCGGAAGGCGCGCCTTGCTGGCTCGGCGTCGACCTCTCCAGCAATCACGACCTGACCGCCGTCGTCGGCGCCTGGCGGGACGAGGCGGGAGGGTACGTCGTCCATCCCTGGTTCTTCTGTCCCGAGGACAACCTGCGCGCCCGCGCCGACCGGGACGGCGTGCCGTATCCGACCTGGGCGGAACAGGGCTTCATCATTCCCACGCCCGGCAACGTCGTCGACTTCCGCACTGTGGAAGACACGATCCGCGACCTCTGCGCCCGCTTCAACGTGCAGGAGATCGCCTTCGATCCGCACCTCGCCCGCAACGTGCTGAATAACCTGCTCGACGATGGGCTACCGGCCGTCGAGATGCGGCAGGGCTGGGTAACGATGGCGCCGGCGGTGAAGGAGCTGGAACGCGCCATTGTCGGGCGCCAGTTCACCCATGGCGGCCATCCGGTGCTGCGCTGGTGCTTCGACAATATCGCCGTTCACACCGACACCGCCGGCAATCGCGTGTTCCACAAGGGCAAGAGCCGCGACCGCATCGACGGCGCCGTGGCCTGCGCCATGGCGGTTGCCCGCGCCAGCGCCGAGGGCGGCGCCAGCATCTACGAGAGCGACGAGTGGTCGCCAGAGATGATGGTGTTGTAGCGGTGTTCCCACCCAAATCACCAGGTGAAAGGAGAGGTTGATTGTGGAGAGAAATACGACCATATTCCCACATAACGGGATTTGGAGTTGATTCCATGGCCGACGTGGATATGGGTGAGTTTATCGTCAGCGAGTTGACGGAAACGTTCCTTCGTGAATTTGACGAAGCTGCTCGTGCAGCGGGTCGGCTGGCGTTGGCCAAGGGGGCTGACCTCGATGTTACCGATCGCGATCGTTCCCGTGTTGTGGGCCAGATCCGCACTGCTTTGATCGAGAAAGGGCTGCTCCGTGCTGCTGGTTCCGGCGGCTTTTCCGCGGCGGAGCGGGGTACGATCGAGGGCACGGATCTTTTCGTCCATCAGGCGCACGCCAAGGTGGGGCGCGCGGTTGTTGTTCGTGCATCCATTTCGGTTCCGTCTACGCTGCCGGCGGCGAACAAGTCTCGCAAGAAGCTCGTAGAGCGCCTCAATCGCGTTGTGACCGCTACGGCCGATCTCTTCTCTCCCGCGGCGGTGCGGGAGTTCATCAGCTCTGTCGCGGTCTTCCTCCTCGTCTGCCCGGATCGCCGGCAGCCCGACGGTATCGGCGAAATTGCCGTCGCTATCGTCGATCATCGGCATGACAATTTTGTATTCTATGAGGCTCTCGAAAAGGTGCTGGCCCGGTATGCCCCGCCACCGGTGCCGGTCGCAGATCCGCCCCTTGTGCGCAAGCGGGCCGGCGCCTATCAGCCTCCCGAAGAGATTTTGCCGGACGACGATAAGAAGCACGGCTGATCATTTGTATCGCGTAGTGCCCCCGACGCAGCTGCCTCGGGGGCTGGAGGGATTCTATGCGCCCCGGAACTCCTGGCTTCATCGCGCGCCGCCTCGTAGAAGCGAGGGAGGCACGCAGCCTCAATAGGCAGCTTGCCCTTGGCAATTTGATCGGCAAGCCGTCCAGCACAATCTCTCGTTGGGAAACCGGCGAAGTCACGCCCGAGCCGGAGGCCCTGGATGCGCTCGCGCGTGCCCTAAATGTCCGCCGGAGTTATTTTCTGCGCCCAATGCCGGATCATGGCGGTGGTGCCTTTTTCCTCCGTGCCCGCAAATCAGTGGAGCCCGCGGTTCAAGCTCGGGAGCGAGCAAGGTTGCGTTGGGCGCAGGACATTTCGCTTGTGCTTCAGCACTATTATGAATTTCCGACGTATGACGTGCCTGATTTTCTTCGCGGCCGGAGTTATGCCTCTCTGGATAACGAGGATATTGAAGCGATCGCAATTGATTTGCGGACGCACTGGAACCTCGGGACTGGACCAATCACCAGCATGATCTCCGTGCTCGAGATGCATGGGTTTGTGGTTGTCTACGACGTTGCCGATTCCGGTCGGCTCGATGGCGTTTGCAATTGGTCTGAGTCAGATCAGCGCCCCTATGTTTTGCTGGCGCGCGATAAGGAATCGTTCTTTCGATCTCAGATGGATGCCGCGCACGAGATGGCGCATGCGATCCTACATAGGCATCTTACGCAAGAGCAGTTTGAGCAGGATTTCGATCGGATCGAAAGCCAGGCTTTTCGGCTTGCGAGCGCGTTTTTGATGCCCGCGACTAGCTTTGCGGTGGAAGTCCGTCACCCGACATTGGCAGGGCTTCTTGCATTGAAGGAGAGGTGGCGCTGCTCGGTGAAGGCTATGATCATGCGGTGCAACGATCTAGATCTGATCGATAAAGCATCAGCTACGCAGCTTTATAAGCACTATAGCTTTAAGGGTTGGAACCGCGGCGAGCCTCTCGACCGTGACTGGCCCCGTGACAAACCGAAGCTAATGGCGCGTGCCATCATTGATCTAGTTGAGGACGGCATCAGATCGAGGCAGGATTTGCTTGAGACCGAGTTCGTTATTTCCGCTCGCGACATTGAGGATCTCGCATCGCTTCCGAACCATTGGTTCGATTCGGCGGGAAATGTCATTTCTCTTCCGCTTTCTCGGAAAGCAAGGCCTCTTTAGCCGCATTTGGCGCATCAAAAACTGAAGAGGCGGCGAGGCGGCCAGATAAACGGAAATTTTCGGCCGCTGATGGCTGCTTCATTGATCGACTCACGTGGCGGCAAGTCGCGAGCTTCTTCGCCGAGCCTAGATATGAGCCCGATTAGGCGCTGAAGCCGCTCTAAACCAGCAATAGCTGATGAAGTCGATTTCCCTGCCCAATCGCTTCGATTGCCTTGAAAAAATGACCCGCGATCTCGCGGGCGGCAGTCATGTGATCCTTGGCGGCCTCTCCAACGAACATCGCATGAAATCCATCGGCATCGCTTTTGACGCGCAAGAATTCGTCATATTTCTGAAGGATATTATTAATGGAGGAAAATGAATCAGAGAATTTGGGCGTCTTTAGTATTCGCTCAAGACGTTCAGTGGGCGAAAGACTCACCATTTCCTTCGCGTTTTCAGGGCTTACTGTGCTAGCATCAGAATAAATGGAAAGAAGGTATAGTAGCGCTGAATAGCACGTTAAAAGTCGGCTATGCTTAAGTGTGTAATTTTTCTGTCGTCTTTTAATATTTTTTTCTTCTGGCGTTCGTGATGTTCGAACTTCATAGTTTACGCACAGTGTTCTCCAAAGCCGCAGAATATCATTTGCCAAAAATGCAGGCAGGAATTCATGCTGATGGTCAGGAAAATCCTGCCAATAAGCTCCGATTATTTCATCTACAATATCTGAATATACATCAGATCCAAGAAGAGGCTTGCTTTCAAGAAGAAGGAGGAGGCGGGCAGTAAAGGTATTTACAGCATCATCGTCAGGCGTTCCGAGCTTCCCTTTAAGATCGGCTAACGTATAGTGTATGAGATATCGCCCGTCGCCGTCAAATTCGGGCATGTCTAATTCGCTTGTTGCGTTTATCAAGCTGGCCTGAAGGCGAATCTCATCTAGTCGCTTAAGGCGACTTTCTCGGGCTTCGTCCTTCTGATTTGATATCTTATTCTTACTCACGATAAAGAGATCGAGGTCGCTGTTCTTATCGGTTTCGCCACGCCCAAATGAGCCCGTGGCGTAGACGCAGGCGGCGCCTTTAATTCTGGCGCCATCTTCTGTGAGCAATCCCTGCAGCTTCTCAATTCGTTGTCTTGTATCCTCTCGACGTTCATCGAAGATGGTCATCTTTCCCCGCCCCACTCGAACACATTGGCAAAGACTTCAGCCTGCTCAATGGCATCATCAAGCGCATTGTGAGTGTGGACATGCTTTGAAGTCAAATGCATAGGCAGTCGGGATCTGCTCGCTTCTGAAATGGGAATGCCAGCTTTAACGGCCACTGCGGTCTTGATATCAAAGCACCGGGAATAACCAAAAGGAGAGCCGAGACGAGAAAATTGAACAAAATACCAATATAGCCAAGCCCAGTCGAAGCTAAGAGGATATGCCACTAGCACCGGCCTTGCATGCCCAGCTATCTGGCGGACCCAATGATTTGCATCAGACATTGCCTGTTCTGGACTCGCACCATTCTGGCGAAGCACATCCCGGTCCAAGCCGTTCACACGAAGGGCTTCGGGCTGGAAATTGTCCGAAATGGGCTTTAATTCCCGATAGAAAGTCTGGTCGTATGAATAGGGCCGCTGAAATTTTTCCCCGTCGAACGTTCCCGCATATACGAGAGCAAACGACAGGATTGAAAACGGACCGGGGATCGGACCGTCGGTCTCGACGTCGGCTGAAAAATAGGCGTCCACAGTGCTGCCTGTCCCCTTATAGGAGTCTCCGCTCTCAATCGAGGTGACCGAAGCAAATCCGCTTGCGGGGATCGCGAAGTTCATCTTATAGGCCTTTCGTTCAGCAGCCGGATTATAATCGCGAGCAGGTGGCACAGGCCTCGAAGCCGCCCCTTCCTGAACGGCCGTTACGGTCGAGCGCGGGTCGCATGCAGTTTTCCAACGTACTGCGATTCCGTAGCGCTCGCCGCTCCAGCGCGGTTAAATTCTAGCGCTGTTGTGCATGGATCACTCGTGGTTCGCAATATGGCGAAACGGCCACAGCCATTCGCTCTAGGGCTGCTTGCCGCCGCGACCTAGGTGCCTCCAAGGCGATGAGCATCTTCCCGGTGACTGTCACGTGGCGCCCTCCCTCACCCTCTTGGCGGCCAGTCGCGGGTTTGGCGACGAAGACGGCCCCCACAGTCTCCAAAACGTTTCTGATCGCCTCGCCTGTTTCGGGTGTCAGGCCTCTTGCACCTCGTCGCCGATGTGACGCGCGCCGATTGCCTGATAAAGGTTGTACAATGCCATGTGCGCCTCGCTTGCGAGGCGGTACCAGTCGGGATTGGCGAGGATCGCCGGGTGTTCGCACAGCCGTTCGTCCACCAAGTTCATGACGATGGAGGCCGTGTGCAGCGCCTCATGACAGCCAAAAGTGCCGGGCGCGAAATCTGCGATCAGTTCCTCGGGTGTCGACTCTCGATCTTCGGCCTCAGCGGCGAGTCGCTCGATACGGTCTTGCTCGATTTCTTCCGGGCTGACGTTGACCGGTGCCGCAAAGTTGCTCATGCCGTTCGCTCCTTCCTCAACCTCACCCCCGGCCCTTCGCCGTTCTCGGCGACGAAGATGACGCCCGCAGCTTCGAGAGCGTGCTGAATTGCGGCAAGATTGTTCACCGTCGGCGACCTGCGGCCCTTCTCAAAATCGCGAACGGTGCTTTCGCTGAGGTTCGAGGCCTGAGCAAGCGCCGACTGAGACCAGTCTAGGAGGCCCCTGGCGGCCCGCGACTGCGCGGGCGTTATCGCAGAGTTGGCGCTTTCCATTTATAATCCACGAAAACCGTTGACATTCTCCGCCGATCAACGTTATTCGTTGATGGTCAACGAATTTCTATCACAGGAGCACGCGCATGGACACCCATGTTCGCGAACGGGAGAAGTGCGTCCCCAGCCGTACTGGGCGCGTTGGATCAGCTCAATGAGCCTACTTCAACATATGTCCCTTGGCGGGTGTGCGCGGCAGGTCGAGCTCCATCTCTCGATGGTGAAGCCAATCTGCCAGGCTTCGATAGACGTCGTAGGGCATCGGACGCTCAGGATGCTTGCGTTGGAAGTCCTCCACCGCCCGCAGCAGGGCGAAGACATCCTCGGTCGTAATGATCGCAGGGAACTGCTCATCGAGCGCGCCCACGATCGCCGCGGTCGTGCTGATGCCGTAGCGCTCGGCCTGCGCCTCGATCCGCTGCTTCAACTCAGCGGGAATCCGAAGATTGAACTGAGGGTCATTTCTCGCCATGGCGAGGAAATATATCACCGTGCTATTGCGCGCAATAAACCACGGTGATACATATCACGGTAATACATTGGTCGGGAGGCCAGAATGTCACGACAGGATCCCCAAGTGGTCGTCCGACTGCCGATCGAGCTGAAGGATTGGCTCGACGGGCAGGCCCGGGTCAACGGCTCCTCCCGCACGTGGGAGATTGTCCGTTCGATCCGCGAGCGGATGGCTCGCGCGGGTAAATCAATAGGCGACTGACGTCGCCGTTCTTCAATCTGCCTGAATGAGGAGCACGCGCATGGGCACCCATGAACGCGAACGGGAGAAGTGCGTCACCAGCCGGCGCCAGGCGATGCGTACCATCGCCATCAGCGGGCTCGCCGCGGCTGTGCCGCTCGGCGCGGCCGCGCTGGGTGACGAGACATCCCCCGACGCCGAACTGATCCGTCTCGGCGCCGAGTTCGATCGGCTCTACTCAGAATGGCTGCCTCTCTGGCGCCGCTGGTCGGACTTTGAAAGCGTTACCCGGACGGAGGCCTTGGCGTTTGCCGGAAAGGCAACCAGCGTCTGGGAGCGCTATTGCCAGGTTTCGAACGCCAATGGCTGCGCAGAGGCGACGGCGGCCAACGATGCGGCGAGCGATAAGGTGACCGAAGTCGCTGGACGCATCCGGCAGCTTCCCGCCCGAGGCATCCATGGCCTGTACGTCAAGGCGCGGGTGGTTCTCTTCGAGAGCTTCGCGACGGGCAGCCATGACAGCGTGGCCGACGAGGACATGGACTGGGAAGTGCTCTGCTATGTCCAGTTCCTGCGCGAGATCGCCTCTCTCGCTGGGGAGGCACGCGTATGAATACGCACGCACGCGAGTTCGTGATGGTGGAGCGCCAGCGCCTGCGCGAGCGGGCCGAGCGCACCATCGAGGCGCTGATGGACATTCTCGACCAGCTCGACACCGATCCCGACCTCGAGGACTGCGGCGACGAAGAGCCCACCCTCGGCTGGGAGGATGGCAATCCTTCCCGCTTCGCCGGCGGCAGCTCCCTGGGCAGCCTCGATTGCGAGTTGGACTGGGAGGACTGTGGTCCCGGTGACCTGGATAGGTTTTTCCGGGGCTGGGGTCCTACTTCCATAGGAGAGGTGGTGCCGTGATGAACCGCCGCTCTCTCCTTCTCGGCGCCGGCCCGGTCCTGCTCGCGACACCGGCGGCGACGCTCCCCGTAGCACCGGCGCGCGCGACACCTCAGGAGCGGATTGCCGCGGCAATGGATGAGATCCGCTCGGCTTTATGGGAGCTGCACCCGGATTGGCACATCAGCGGTGACGCGTCGTTCCATAGCTACTCAGTTGGCGGCGCCCTCGGCGCCCATCCTCACGGCTATTCGGCACGGCACTTTTTCGACGACGCCGTGGGGAAGGGCGACTTCTTGGTGAGCAACTAGGAAGAAGCTATTGCAAAGTCCATTAGGTGTGATACCTATCGAATTTACCACTGGTAATATCAATAGGACCATGCTCATGCTCAAGCTCCGTGCCACTACCGCCCTTGCCGCCGAAATTGCCCGTATCGATCGTCAGCGGTTCAACGAAGCTGTTGCGTCCGGACTTTACACCTGTGCGCCCGAAACGGTGGCTGGCCGCGCGCGCTCGTTCGGCCTCGTCGATCTCGTCGTGCTCTTTATCTACGGCCGGCTGCTGGACGAGGGCATTACGCCCCGGCATGCCGGGGCGGCGGCGTGCCGATTGCTGACCTATTTTCAGGAAATGCCCCTGGTGGGCGAGGAATGGATGAAGCTCGACCACATTGTTTACGTGGTTTTCGAGGGCCAGCCTCTCACGTCCGCATGGCGTCAGAGCGGTGCCTTGGACCGCGGCGCGGTGCTTCTGGGCGGGCGTGAAGTCCTCTCCGAGAGGAAGTGGAATCTCAAACTGATCCGCGAACGCATCAGCGCCCGTCTTCGTGAAGAGGACGAAGAGCGGGTTATTGGCCCCATCGGCATCGAGGATTGACGCATGAGCGGCAACAATCCGCCGATCATCCGCGGCGCCAAGGCCATCGCGCACGAGTTGGGCTGCTCGCCCCGCACCGTCTCGCGGCTCGCCGCAAACGGAAAGCTGCCGGTGAAGAAGGCCTTCTCCGGCGGCAGGACCTCGCCCCTTGTGATCAATCGCAAGGAACTGGACGACCTGAAGCACGACCGGAAAGGGTAAAGCAGTGACGGCGCGCTCGCTCAGGGAACAGACGTTGCCCCGCTTCGCGCTCCGGCGCGAGGAGGCGGCGGCGAGCCTGAGTGTGTCGGCCTCGACCTTCGACAAGTGGGTGAGCGACGGGCGTATGCCGAAGGGCCGCAAGATCGATGGGCTGATGCTGTGGGATACCGAGCAGATTCGAGAGCATTGGCTGGCGCTGCGGGACGGGGTGATGACCCATAACCCGCTCGACGAGATGGTGCTGTGATGGCGCCGGTAAAGCTCCGCTATCTGGTGGAAGACACCGACAAGCGCGGCAATGTGCGCTGGTACGTGCGCGTGCCCGGTCGCAAGAAGGTGCGGATTCGGGCGAGGCTGAACGAAGACGGCACCCTGTCGGATGCATTCATGAGCGCGTACTTTCGCGCCATTCGGGGTGTCGAGGAGGAGCAGGGCCGCCCCAAGCTGCAACGGGTGGCCGAGGGCAGCTTTCAGTACGCGCTGACGCGCTACTACGCCTCGCCGCTGTTCAAGGGGCACGAGGCGGCGACGCAGCGCGACAAGCGCAGTGTGCTCGACCGCTACGCCGTGAACGCCGGCCCTCTGCCGTTGGCGGCATTCCGGCGCGAGGACATTGAAAAGAGCCGCGACAAGCGCAGGGAGCGTCCCGGCGCAGCGGACAAGCTGGTGAAATACCTCAAGGCCTTCTTTGCCTGGTGCGAGCGGGAACGCCTGATTGCGGCGAACCCGGCGACGGGTGTGACGAAGATCAACACCTCGTCCGAGGGCTTCCATGCCTGGACGCCCGACGAGGTGCGCCAGTTCGAGAAGGCGCACCCGATCGGCTCTCAGGCCCGCCTGGCGCTGGCGCTGCTCCTGCACACGGGCGGCCGGCGTGGCGATATCTACGCGCTCGGCCCGCAGCATATTGTCGGCGGTTACTTCTCGTTCGTGCAGGAAAAGAACCGCCGTCGCCGCGCGGTGCGGATCGAGATCCCGGTGCGGGCGGAGCTTCAGGCGGTCATCGCCGCCACGCCGACGGGTGACCTCTCCTTTATCGTCTCGGCGCACGGCGGCCCTACACCAAGGAGAGCTTCGGCAACCGATTCCGCGACTGGTGCAATGAGGCCGGCCTGCCGCATTGCTCGGCACATGGCGTGCGGAAGGCGGCAGCGACGATTCTCGCCGAGAGCGGCGCGACGGCTTCCGAGCTGTGCGCCGTGTTCGGCTGGTCGAAGCTCGAAACCGCCGAAATCTATGTTCGGAAGGCACAGCGCAAGCTGATGGCGAGCAACGCTTTCGCCCGGCTGGACGCGCAGACGGCCCGAAAGAGTGTCCCACTTTCGGCCGCTAAAATCCCCGATGGGACGAAACGAGCGAAAACCAATGAGAAATCAAAGCCCATCGGCGGATTTGGTGGGCCCGGCAGGACTCGAACCTGCAACCAGACCGTTATGAGCGTGTTTCTGCCGCAGCAAAACCGCATGAAACCGTGCAGAACTAAGCGGCTCCGGTGGGGGATGTTCTCTTTTGGTTCATGGGTTTCATTGGCGTTTTATTGGCGCCAATGCTTAGCGCCCGGCTCGCGGCTTTCATGTGGTCGGGGTGGTGGTGCCCGTAGGTCTTTTCGAGCACGGCAACCGACATGCCGAGGAAGCCGGCTGCATCCCACATCGGCACGCCGGATTGCATCAACCATGTCGCGGCGGTGTGACGCAGCGTATGCGGCGTGATCCTGCCGTCGAGTCCGGCGAGTTTCACCGCGCGGGCCATCGCCACCTTTACCGACTTGACCGGCTGGCCGTGATATTCGACCGGGTATTCGCGCGAGATGCCCATGTCCTTCCATCTCCGGATATGGGCGAGCAGGCGATCGGGGATCGGCACCGGGGGCTGGCGCTTGCGCGTGGCCTTGGCGCCCTGCGGCAGGCGGTAGAAGACGCCGCGCTCGACATCGATATAGGACCGACCGGAGGCGGCTGCCCAGCTGGCCGAGGCGATGGCACCGGCGCGGGTGCCAGTGTAGAGGCCGATCAGAATGAAGCGCGCCAGGTGGCGCATGGTGTATTTGCGGGTAGGTAGCGCCTCGCCCGGCAGGCCCTTGTGTGAGCGGCGCTGTTTCTCCTGCGCGCGCCAGCATGCCCAGAGCAGGCGGGCGGCCTCGTCGCGGGTGAGCCAGCGCTCGCGGGCGGGGCCCTTCTCTGGAAGCACCACACGGACCTCTCCACGGTGGAAGCCCTCCCGCCCATGATAGTGAATGGCGGCGCGCAGATCCTCGAGATCGCGGCGGGCGCCGCCGGCACCGCCGCGCGAGGCGGCATATTCCCGGCAGCTGGTGGCTGATACATCGGCAAGGGTCTTGTTGCCCCACCAGTCCAGCAGGCGGTCGCTGCGCTCGGCGAGCGTTCTCTGGTTTGCCTGGTGTGCCGCGCGGTCGCGCAGATAGATGGCGATCACGTCCCCTATGGGGACTTGATCGAGGTCACGACCGCGCCGCGGCGGCTGGTATTTTTGGGCGATGTGCTCGGCGAGCGCCCTCTCAGCTGATTCACGATCAGACGCGCCGATGCCAGTGGGGTACTGGTGTCCACTGTCGAGGATGATCCATGTCGCGGCGTGTGTGATCCGGCCATCGCTTCGGCGGGCCGGCCGGAGCCAGAGGCGCGCTCCTTTGGCGGGACGCGGCATTTGTCGATCATCTCCCGGATAGCGGCGAGGGTGGTGTAGTCCTTACCAGCGATGCGCATGATGGCGAGATTGCCGCGCTCGGCCTCGCGCCGCAAGCCGGCCACCTTCATGCTGCCGTCCGGAAAGGCCAGAGTGGCCGCCACCGACAAGCGGATCGGGTCGGTGGGCTCAGGGCGCATCGGATCACCCATCCCGGCCTCCCGCGCTCGCGGGCTGGTCGATCAGGGCGCGGATGGCATGCGCTGCGTTGCTGTAGGTGATCACGGCGAGCACTGTCCGTTCGCCGCCTCTCGCCGCCGGTCCATTTCAGCCGCCGCCTCCTCCATCACCGCCCGCTCGATCAGCGGCAGGGCGGAGGCTAGGGCGCACCGGCACAATTTCCTGGCATCTTCATGCGACCAGAACGACGACCACGAGACACTCGTGACCATCGTCCGCGCCATCGCCTCGACCACTTCGTCGCGCTGTGAGGGGGTGAGGGTCATCACCATAGATCCTCCGAATAGAGCGTTACTACCAGTTGCGCGCCGGGGCGCCCCTTGTCGTCCATGATCGCCACGCCGGTAATGCGCTCAGGTGTCAGCATTGGTGTCTCCGTTGGCGAGAGCGGCGCGGGTGGCTGATGTCACCTACATCGACCAAGCCATGCCCCATGGTGATCTGTGTGGCCTGAATGGTTTCTCCAGAGGCAGGCTCGACCGAAGCGGACGTCGTATCGTGCGTGGTCATGACAGGAGACTCCAGACAAGCCACGCGACCAGCGAGATGATCGTGGCTACCGACAGGTTGATGAAACCCGTGATCGCCGGGCCAAGGTCGGGGAGGAACGATGAAGGTTGGGGCTCCGGGATGGACCAGAACGCGACGACGTAGCTGATCGCCGTGATTGCCGCTGGCGCTATCCACCAGCCGAGTTCAATGGCGAGTGTCATGGCGCATCTCCGACCTCGATCATGACAGAGGGATGCTGGGTACCGAGCACGCGCAGCAGGACAGGCGCGCCGGCATTGATGCGGGCGATCTCGTCTGGTGTCGGCTCCCATGCGGTCACCATGCTTGGCGTAGCGGGGCCGTTGACGGTGCAGTGGATCGGCTCGTCGCGGAGCGGTAGGCCCATATAGCCCTGGCATTTACCGATGGTTCGGGTGGCGCCGGCGATGTGCTTGATCAGCATGACCGCCGGTCCTTTCTCTCCCGTTTGATGATATCGAAGCCGCCACCAGGCTCATCGAAAAGCGGAAGGCGCTTCCATCGAGCGCCTTCATCCCACACCATGTCACCGAGCGACCATTCGAGAGTGGCATCTTCCAATATTGAGGACAGACCCTCTTCATCGTCGGGAGCTGCCTTACCGAAACGCGCTTCGGTCCTTCCCTCCCAGAGGATTGCAGCGATCCCCTTGAGAAGGCAAAACTCACACTGGCCGGGGTCCGCTGCGGCGTCCACCATGACCCATAGTTCGTCGACGTCGGGCGCCCAGAAAACGCCGACCGCCTCGCACGTATCCATCAAACGCACAGCGTAAAGTTTCATGCCGCGTCCTCCGTCTCGAAGACCGGGCCGTGGTGCGGGCGGCGGGTGAGGACGCGGGGCGAGGCGACGGCAATGAGTTCGGGATCGTCGAGGTTGCGAAAGCGGGTCGCGGCCTTCTCGCCGGCGCACCAGATCTCCAGCCGGCCGCGTCCGACCGCCTCGACGGCCTTCATGATGAAGCCGCTCTTGATGCCGACACGGGCAACACCCTCGCGCTCGCCGATCTCCAGCGTCTCCTCGCCATAGGTGCCGGCGGCGTGGTCGTCGAGCCAGAGCGACAGGTCGCCCTCCTCGCCCCATTCGATGGCGACGGCGCGGTCGTCGTCGCCGGCCATGTCGGCAAGGCGCCTGACGGCGGCGACGAAGGCGCCGGCCTCAACTGTGATGCGCGGCCCGTGGAGCGGGGGAACAACCCGCTCATAGGGTGGATAGCGGTTCTCGATCAGCCGTGTGGCATAGCTGACCTTCACGGCGCCTCCCGGCGGGGTGCGGGCGCACAGCACGTTGGCGTCGGTCTCGATCTCGATCCCGGAACCACCCATGCGCAGCAGATGATCGACCGACTCCAGCGGCACCATGACGCCGCGGGCCTGCTGGCGCGGATCATCCTCGGTCGGGTCGATCCGTTTCGGCAGCCCGGCGGCGCCCTCCGGCAGCGGAATATCGGCGGCGAGCAGCACATAGCCGCTGCCGGCCACGCCCCATAGCATGGCCTCGTCATCCGAGGCGTGGAGATAGACGCCCTCAAGGTAAGGCCGGTCCTTCATGCCCTTGGCGGCGGCGGGCTTGATGAGCGAGAAAAGGCGCAGCACCTCCTCCGGCATCAGCGTGAAGCGCGCCGGCTCCCCCCTGGTCTCGAATATGGCGGGGAAGTCGTCGCCCTGAAGCACCGGGGGCTGGTAGCGGCTGCGGCCGGCACGGATCGTCGCCGTCGTCTCGCCGACGTCAACGCGGACCTGCGCGCCTTCCGCGAAGTTCTGCACCATGCGCTGCAGGACATCGGCGGCAAAGGCGACGCAACCCTGCCGCTCGACCTCGGCAGGGATCTCCGCCTCGGCATAGGCGTCGAGATTGGTCGCGGCGACGAACAGAGTATCGCCCTGCGTGCGCAGGCGGATATTCTGCACCGCGAGGATGGCGGCCTTGCGATCCGCGAGATGGCCGACGGCCTTCAGCGCGGCGAGCAGGTGGGTGCGCTCGACGATCAGTTTCATGGGGCTACCTCAGGAGCGTGGCGCCAAGCGGCGTGTTGATGAAGTCGCCGAGAAAGGCGGCGATGCTTTCGTGACGGGCGCGCTGGTCCGCCATCACGCCGAGATAGGCAGCCTGGCAGGCGCCTTCGCTCGGCCATTTCGGGTTGATCAGCAGGAGAAGCCGGCGGACTGCCTCCTTGCGCTCCCCGACCCGCAGAAGGTCGCGCGCTTCGCCAAGGATGGCTTCGAAGATGGGGGGGCAATCGAAGTCGATCGCATAGTCTTCGCGCGCCTGGTCGTCGCCCGCCTCTTCAGCGGCACCGTCCAGATCTTCCAGCGCGGCGCGCAGGTCGACATCCCTGCCGGCGCGGATGTCGGCGATGACGTCGCCGATGATCACGGCGGCCGTCGCGTCGAAGTCCATCTCGACCAGCCACGCCGCCCATGCGGCAACGTGGTCGTCGTGGTCCTCGTGATTTTGGTCGTGTTCGGTGACCATCATGCCCTCCCGACCTGGCCGAGCGGCGTGTCGTCGAAGTCGATCATCCCGAGCGCGTGCATGTAGGTGCCGCCGATCGCCTCATGCTCGGCGAGCTGGTCGGGATCGGCCTTCCGTCGGCGCAGGATCTCGCGCAGGGCCTTGGTGTCGAAGCCGTTGCCCTTTGCCTCGGCGAAGACATCCCTGATGTCGTCGGCGATCGACTTCTTCTCTTCCTCGAGACGCTCGATGCGCTCGACGAAGGCCCGCAACTGCTCGCTGGCGAAGCCGGCGGCGGCCTCGGAAATCGGCTCGTTGGTAGGCGGGGCGGAGGGGCCGTCCACGACCTCGGCCGCGCGGCGGCCGGCCTTGCCCCAACGGTCGGTATCGGAACGCTTAGCCACGATCCCATTCCTCCCCAGACGGCGGATACAGCCCGCTGGTGGCGATGTGCCGGATGCGCTCGCTGGCCTCGCCATCGCCGTCGCGCCCGCAGGTGGAAATGATGGAGGCCAGTGCCCCGCGCATGCGGTCCATCGTGGCATCGCGCTGCTCGCGCCGGCGGCGGAGCGCGCATTCGCTGGCAATGCCGACCAAAAGCAGGGTGGTGACGGCGCCAAGCAGAAAGCCGAGCAGGATGGCGCCGCTCATCGCAGCACCCATGAGATTGCGCCGGCCCACACATTCAGGGCGGCGATGAACAGGCCGAGGGCGCAAAGCGTGGCGGCCTCGTGGAGCAGAACGCGCAACATGCTCAGATCTCCGTGACCAGGACAAAAAGGATCATCGCCAGGGCGCCGGAGGCGAAGGCATGCGCCACGGCGAGAGGGCGAGGGCCGGCGCACAGGGCGAGAACCGAGTTCGCAATGAGCAGGAGGGCGGTGAAGAGGATCGCCATGGCCCACCCTCACTCGCAGCCGGGGCCAACGGCGCCGGGGTCATCCGGCGCCACGAATTTGCGCCAGGGCCGCCAGCCGCCGGCGGGCGAGGATGAAGGGCACCAGAAACCCCATTCACGCACCCGCGGGCCGATGATGAAGAGGGTGACGGCGGGCCGCGGCTCCAGATCGCTACCCAGCGGCAGCGCGAGGCGATGCGCGAACCGGCAGCCGCGCCAGACAATGGCGCCGGCCGCGTGGGAGCGCGCGCGCTGATGCGCCGGACAGGCGGCCAAGGCCGGGATCGGCGCAAAGGTCTTGATCAACTGCCCCGACAGCAGCACGGAAAGCGAATGCCAGGGATGATCGTGGAGCGCGCGGTCATCATCATCGCGCAGGAAATGGTGCAGGTAGACGTTGAACCAGCGGTTTCTCGGCAGAAGCCACCAGCGGCGCATATAGGGCCGCTCCGTGCCGCCAATCACCATATCCGGCCGGCGGCTGTTCATCACCGAGAAGCAGGCCCGCAGCAGCGGACGGCGCAGGAAAGCGGGAAGGCGAAACGGCATGGCGTCCTCCATCGCAGGCGGGAGAAGAGCCGGAGCGGGCGCGGCGGATGCCCGCTCCGGTCAGTTCCTGGCGCCAGGGGGAGGCGCGCCAGGGGTCGGGAGGGGGATCAGTTCATTTCGCGCAGGGCACGGCCGCGCACGCGCTTCAGCGCGTCGGGGGCGAGCTCGGCGATCTTTGGCAGCGACCAGCCGAGGGTGAGGAGATCCTCATCCTTCACGCTGCCGCTGGCGGACTGAATGGATTCGATGTCGCGGGCGAGACGCTCGACCTCGCGCTCATGCGCGGCGGCGATAGCGTCAATGGCGCGGGCCTTGCCCGCGCGGCCGGTGCGGTTTCGGGTCGGTGAGGTCTGCATGAGGGGCTCCCATCTGGTTGATGGGTTAAGATGTGCATGGGATGCACTTATCTGTCAACGAGAAAAGTGTATCTCATGCACACTCGCCGATGTATCATCGATCACTTGCATTGCGAGGACGAATCGGCGGCCGGTGCATCTTCCGCGTATCAGCAGCAGAAGTTGCGGCGCCGACCTCATCAAATCGCCGGTGCGACAGACGACGCATCAAGGCATCATGCGCAGAGATTGCGCCTATCGCCACAAGACGCCACTACGAGGATCTGCCATGACATCCATTTCCCAACTCGCTCTGGACGATATGCGCGCACGCCGCCAAGCCGTGATCGAACTACTTCGTTCGCAGGATCAGCAGGCAGTCGCATTGCTTGGGACGTATTCGATGCTTAGCGTGGCATGTATTTCAGGCGCCGCTGCCGCAATGGCGGCAGCTTCGATGTCGGCAAAACTCTTTGCGGCATCCCTGATAGGTCCAGGTATCGCCTTTATGCTCGGCGGGCTTTGCTGTTACCGCATCCTCGCCACATCTAAAATCACTTTGCCAGGGCGGGAAAGCGCGTTCTGGCAATGGACCATTGATCATGGTATCGGGGAGGATGGCATCATCAAGGCATACACCGCCGGGATGATTGCGACAGACCATGACAATGACGAGATCAATCGAGAATTGAGCGACTGGCTCGGTCGCGCCCGCGCGTGTGGGATAGCTGCCGCTCCAGCGGCAGCTATCTCTACCGTGATGTTTAGTCTGCTCTATGCTCTACTAGCGACCTGAACGACGTTGTGCTTGCTTCTGATCGAGCTCTACCTGGCACTCGCTGCGCTGGTGCTGGGTTGGCGCCGGCGGAGGTGGAGGTGGAGGAGGATCTTTCTTCTTTTCTTCGCTCATGATGCATGTATCCGAAGTTAGGCCGCCTTGTCATCATTGGCCTTTTTGCCACGCGATTGAATAAATCGAATGAAATCGAGCGCCTCTTCTTGCTGGTCTGGCTTGAGCGTTTCCCAAATTGACCATGGTGCATTAGGGGCGCTCGGATCGCGCATGATCAGATCGGCAGGAGAGCAGTTGAAGGCCTTTGCTGCTTCCTCGAGGAAGTCCTGATCGTATGGCACTTTTCCATTTTCGATCCGTCCATAGTTCTCCCGCGACATGCCGATTCGATCCGCCGCCCTTTGTTGGGTGAGGTTGGCGTTTATGCGCCACTGCTTGATGAAGTGGCGTTGTCGCTGGCGCTTGGGTTTTGGGATCGGTGCCATGTCGCATTGTCTCGCGTTACAGGTCGCGTAGCGACGGCATGGGGTGCACGTTGTGCTTGACATGCACAGTGCATGACATGCACTTTATCGCGTATGAACCTTGCCAATTATCTCGCCGCAAATGAGCTGACCGATGCCGCGTTCGCAGAGCGGATCGGTCGAGAACGTTCGTTTGTTACTCGCCTCCGTACCGGCCGCGCGACACCGAGCTTGGCGACTGTTGCGGCAATTCAGGTTGCAACGAATGGAGCGGTAACGGCGACGGACTTCATGCCCACCATCCTGCCGCCGCCTCCGGCGCCGGGAAATGCCAATCATCATGAGGTGTTGGGATGACCAAGCGCCCGCTTCCAGGAAGCGCGCATGACGCGCTCGACCGCCTGTTCGATGCCATCGGCGAGGCCCATGGAGCCAAGGGCGCGGCCTCCGAGGGGCTCGCCGTCGCCGCCGACTTCCTCGGCGTGTCGCACTGGACGCTGCGCGCCCAGCTGGACCCGGAGAAGAGCGGCTCTGAAATCTCCTATGCCCGCGTGGTGCAGCTGACCCGGCAGTTCGGCTGCACGGCGGGGGCGGAGCATCTGGCGCTATGCGCGGGCGGGGTGTTCATCCCCATGCCTCCCGACAATGAGCCTGCGGCGGTACTGACAGCCGAAGCGATGCAGGAAATGGCCGAGGTGGTGGCGAGGATATTCGCCGCCGTCGCGCCCGCGTCCGAGGGCGGAGTGGCGATTACGCCCCACGAGGCACGCGACGCGCTGCCCCTGGTGCGCGACGTCCTGGTGGCGGTGTCCAACCTCTATTCCCGGCTTTCCGAAAAGGCCCGGTGATGAGCATGGAGGACACCGCCATGACCGCCCTTGCACGTCGCCTGCGCCTTGCCGCGCGGCTTGCGACCTTCAGGCTTTCGCCCGCCGATCTCGATGTGCTGTGCGCGGCCTCGCGCATCGATCGCCGGATATGGCGCAATGCGGCGGCCGGGCGCCCGGTGGGTGCCGACGCGCACATGGCGATTTGTCATGCGGTCGGGGTGACGCCGGTGTCTATTTCCACCCCGCCCGGCATAGCCCCGCGCGGGCCGGTGTGCTGGGCCTCGCTCGGGGCCGGGCTGCGTATGGTGCGCGAGGGACGCGGGCATTCCGCCCGGCGCTGCGCCGCCATCGCCGGGGTGTCGCTGGCCACGGTTTCGCGCTGCGAGAACGGGCATTGCCTGAGCTTCGATTCGTTGGCGCGGCTTGCCGCCTATATCGGGCGGCTTCCGCAGGACTACACCGCGCCCGCCGCGCCGCGCCCGCTGGGCTCTTTGCAGGCCGAGACGGCCGGCGTCACGGGAAACACCCGCTGTAACACCCTGATATCACGAGGTGATTTTGATGACGCCGATAAGTGAGGCCATGGACACCCGCTCTGATGATGACGGGATGGAGACCTTGTGGGCACGGATCCGTGAGGAGCTGCGCGCCGCGATCGGGGCGGAAGACTTCGAGATCTGGTGCCACACGGTGCGCTTTGAGCGGGTGGTGGACGGCGTCGTCCATCTCAGTACACCGACACCCTTCCTGCGCCGGTGGGTGGAGCGGCGCTATGGGAAATGGCTTGCCGCGCGATGGCGCGAGGAGATTGGCATCGCGGGATCAGCGATCATGCTGCGGGACGCGCGCGCGCGGGCTGTGCATGCCGCCCCCGAACCTGTGCCGCCGCCATCACCCCCCTATGGGGCGGCCCTTGTCCCATCCGTCGTGCCCGTGGCGCCCATGGTGCCGGAGATGATGGCGGGGATCGGCGCGCCTCTAGATCCGCGCATGCATCTCGGCGCTCATATTGCGGGAGGGAGCAATGCGCTTGCCCGCGCGGCGATATTCGACCTGGCGCGAGGTGCGCCCCTGGCGCCGCTCTACCTCCATGGCGGCACGGGGCTCGGCAAGAGCCATCTCCTTCAGGGGTGCGCCGCGATGGTGCGGGCGGCGGGGGGCGAGGCGGTCTATCTCACCGCCTCTTCGTTCACGATGGCCGTGGCGGAGGCGGCGAAGCAGGGCAGGCCGGACGCGCTCCACGCGCTGCGCGCGGCGCCGCTCGTGCTGATCGACGATGTGCGGCTGATCACCGGAGCGCTGGCGCGACGGGAATTCGCCGCCTTGATGCGCGCGCGACTGGACGCGGGGATGGCGAGCGCACTCGCCGCCGACTGCGAGCCGGCGGAGCTGGAAGGATATGACGACAGCCTGCTCTCGCGCCTCGGGGGAGCGCTGGTTGCGGAGATCACGCCGATGGAGCGGGAGTTGCGGCTTGCCTATGTCGATGTGCGTCTGCTCCATGTCGCTCCCGATGCCGACCATGACGCGCGCGCCGCGATCTCCGGCTTCATCGCCGAGCATTGCGGCCATGAGGGGCGCCAGCTCGAGGGCGCGGTGAACCGGATCGCCGCGCAGGTGCGGCTGGAAGGGGCGCTTCCGCAGGTGGATGACGCGCGCACCCTGCTGGCGGGGCTGATGCGCGAGACCATCGGGAAGCAGGTGCGGATTGCGGATGTACAGCGCGCCGTGATCCGGCACTACCGCGTCTCGCATGAGGATCTCCTGTCGCAGCGGCGCACCGCCAATGTGGTGCGACCGCGCCAGGTGGCGATGTACCTGACCAAGGAAATGACGCTGCGCTCGCTGCCGGAGATCGGGCGGCTGTTCGGCGGGCGCGACCACACGACGGTGCTGCATGCGGTGCGCAAGGTAGCCGGGCTGGTGGCACGCGACCCTGACCTGCGCGCGGAAGTGGCGAGCCTTCGCCGGACGATCGGGGGCGGGATATGAGCGGACAGGTCTTTACCCGCACCAATCTTCCTCCGCGATTGCTTGCCATGGTCGGCGAGGACCTCGTGACCGGATGCTGGATTTGGCAGGGAGCCACCAGTGGCAGCGGGCGCGGGGGCGGCTATGGCCGCGTCAAATGGCTCGGCGTCACGCAGTCGGTGCACCGGCTGGTGTGGCAGATTTCCGGCGGGCGACCGCTGCGCAAGGGCGAGCAGCTCGACCACGTCTGCGCCGCGCGGCGCTGCTGCAATCCGGCGCATCTGCGGCCGGTGTTCCAGAAGCGCAACATGAAGCTGGCCTATGCGCGTCGCCGCGCACGCCTCGTTGCGGAGGCGGTGTCGTGAGCGATCTTTCCGCCTATCGCCAGTTCCTCGCCGGCAAGGCCTTGCTCGACCCGCCGAGTGGCATTCCCGAGCCGCGCGACCTGCCCGAATGCCTGTTCGACTTCCAGGCGGCGGTGACGGGCTGGGCACTGAAGCGCGGTCGGGCGGCGCTGTTTGCCGGAACCGGGCTCGGAAAGAGCCTGATGGAGCTGGCATGGGCGCAGGCGGTGCACCGCGAGACCGGCGGCGATGTGCTGCACCTCGCCCCGCTCGCCGTCTCTGCCCAGCTCGGGCGCGAGGCGGAGAAGTTCGGCCTGGCAGCACGCGTGGTGCGCGCCGGCCGCGAATGCGAGCCGGGCACCAACATCACCAATTTCCAGAAGCTCGACCATTTCGACACGTCGCGCTTTGCCGGCGTCATCCTCGACGAAAGCTCGATCCTCAAATCCACGGACGGGCATTACCGCACGCGGCTTATCGAGGAATGCGCGGGCATTCCCTTCCGCCTCGCTGCCACGGCGACGCCGGCGCCGAACGACTTCATGGAGCTGGGCAACCACGCCGAATTTCTCGGCGTGATGAGCTACACCGACATGCTCGCCACCTTCTTCACCCATGACGGCGGCGACACCCGCCAGTGGCGCCTGAAGGGGCACGCCGAGGATGCCTTCTGGCACTGGATGGCGAGCTGGGCGGTGATGCTGCGCCGGCCCTCCGACCTCGGATATGAGGATGGCGCCTATCGGCTGCCGCCGCTGCGCCAGTTCGAGCACATGGTGAGCGCGCCGGCGGCGGAAGGCGATTTCGGCCTGTTCGCCCCGGTTGCCGTGACGCTGAAGGACCGGCTTGCCGCCCGCCGGGAGACGGTCGCGCAGCGGATCGCCAAGGCGGCGAGCCTGACGCCTGCCGACCGGCCGTGCGTGTGGTGGTGCAACCTGAACGCCGAGAGCGAGGGGCTGACAGCCATCATTCCCGGGGCGGTCGAGGTGCGCGGCAGCGACGATCCGGACGAGAAGGAACGCAAGCTCGTCGCCTTCTCCGAGGGCCGCATCCGCGTGCTGGTGACCAAGCCCTCGATCGCCGGTTTCGGCATGAACTGGCAGCACTGCGCCGATACCGGCTTCGTCGGCCTGACCGACAGCTTCGAACAGGTCTACCAGTCCATCCGCCGCTTCTGGCGCTTCGGCCAGACGATGCCCGTCAACGTGCACTTCGTGGTCGCCGAGGCCGAGGGTGCGGTGTTGGCGAACCAGCGCCGCAAGGAGGCCGATGCCGAGCGTATGGCGGCGGCAATGGTGCGGCACATGGCCGGCTTCTCCTCCCGCGCGGTGCGTGGGGTCACGCGCGAGCGGGGCGCTTATGCCCCGGCGCTGCGGATGCAACTTCCCGACTGGATCGGAGAGGCCGCATGATCAGGCAAGCGGCCCATAACGTTCGATATATTGGCACAGGATCGCCACGGTCTGCGGAACCGAGCGTCGGCCGTTCTCGTAGTGGCGTACGGCGTCTGACGACGTCCCATCCGACGTCGTCGCTAGACCGAGCGCCCGCGCGGCCTGCGCCTGGGTCAAACCCAGCCGCAGGCGCCATTCCCGGAACTCCGGCGGGCTCAATAGATGATCCGGTAGCTGTGCGCCTGTGTGTCCTGCGCAAACCTGATGGCCATTTCGGCGGCCATTCCGGCACTGGCGAAGACGGCGATCTTTTCGCCGTCGGCGATCAGCGAGAATCCGTCCCGGACCTTGACAATGAAGAACTCGATCATCGCGCGCCTCCTCCGAAGATGATCCTTTTTACTGTGACATTGTCACGGTGTCAATGTGGAGCGACCTCGTGTCTGTGAACCCCGACATACTCGCCGTCGACCAGACGGTGACGGATGCCTATGCGATCTACCAGGGCGACGCCTGCGAGCTGATCCGCGCCATCCCGACGGGAAGCGTGCATTTTGGCGTGCACTCGCCGCCCTTCGAGGGCCTTTACAAGTTCACCAATTTCGACCGCGACCTCTCCAACAGCGAGGGGGCGCAGTTTTGGGAACATTACGCCTTCCTGATCGACGAGCTGCGGCGCGTGACCATGCCCGGCCGGCTGCACAGCGTGCACTGCATGCAGCTTCCGACCAGCAAGATCCGGCACGGGCATATCGGCATGCGCGATTTTCGCGGCGAGATCGTGCGCGCCTATGAGGATGCCGGCTGGATCTACCATTCCGAGGTCTGCATCTGGAAAGACCCGGTGGTGGCGCAGCAGCGCACCAAGTCGATCCGGCTGCTGCACAAGCAGGTCTGCAAGGACTCGGCGCTGAGCGGGCAGGGGCTGGCGGACTATGTGCTGACCTTCCGCAAGCCGGGCGACAACCCCGAGCCGATCGCCGGGCCGTTCGAACGGTTCGTCGGCGCGGGGATCGACCTTTCGCGCGAGGCTTATGCCCGCTGGTGTGCCGGACTGAAGGCGGGACACAGGCCATGGCCTTACGAGACATGGGTGTCGACGCTGATCTGGCAGCGCTACGCCTCGCCGGTGTGGATGGACATCAACCAGACGCGGACGCTGCAGTACCGCGCCGGCCGGGACGGGCAGGACGAGCAGCATATCTCGCCGCTGCAGCTCGACGTGATCGAGCGGTGCATCGAGTTGTGGAGCAACCCGGGCGATACGGTCCTTACGCCCTTCCTTGGCATCGGCTCCGAGGTCTTCTGCGCGGTGCGTGCCGGCCGGCGCGGCATCGGCTTCGAGATCAAGCCCAGCTATTTCGCACAGGCGCGGCGCAACTGCGCCCGGGCGGGTGACGCCGAGGATATCGGCATGCTCGATCCCGGCGGGATGGAGGAAGCGGCGGATCTCGCGGAGGCCGCCGAATGAGCCGCGAACCGCTTCCCGTGCGGCGCTTCTCCGAGAGCCGCGACTTTCTTGCCGCCGGCATGAGCTTTACCGCAACGCTGGGTTTCTATGACGACGGGCGTGTTGGTGAGGTGTTCATCGACGGGCCGAAGGCGGGCTCGGATGCCGAAGTCAACGCTTCGGATGCCGCCGTTCTGCTGTCCATCCTGCTTCAGCATGACATCAGCCCCGCCGTTCTCCGCCGCGGCATGGCGCGCGACGAGGAAGGCCGTCCGCTCGGCCCGATCGGCGCCGTGGTGGACATGTTGGCGGGCGATGGCCAGGAGGCGGCGTGATGGATAATCCTCTCCGTGTCATATCGCTTGGCGCCGGCGTGCAATCGACGACGCTCGCGCTCATGGCTGCGCATGGCGAAATTGGGCCGATGCCGGATTGCGCCATCTTCGCGGACACGCAGGACGAGCCCGCGGAAGTGTACGATCATCTGCAATGGCTCATGTCGCCCAACGTGCTCCCGTTTCCGGTCTATGTGACGACGGCAGGACGGCTTAGCGACAGCCTGTTTCGCGGGGACGATTCCGCCCGTGTGCCCTGTTATGTCGGCGCCGGAGGGCTTTCGAAGCGGCAATGCACGACAAACTTCAAGATAAAGCCAATTCGGCGAAAGATCCGCGAAGTATTGGCAGTTGGGCCGCGCGGCTATGTGCGGGCCGGCACGGTGGAAAGCTGGATCGGCATCTCAACCGACGAGGCCGTGCGCAAGCGCCCTAGCGGCGTGCAGTTTATCATCAATCGGCATCCATTGATCGAGAAGTGGATGTCGCGGCGCGACTGCGTGCTTTGGCTGGAGGCAAATGGCTATCCTGTACCGCCGAAGTCGGCCTGCATCTATTGCGGTTTCCAAGGGAATGTGGGGTGGCGTCGGCGTCGATCCTGTTCGGAGGATTGGGCGCGCGTCATCGCACTCGACGAATGGCTGCGCCTGCCTGATCAGGTCGCTCGCTTCCGGGGCGAACTGTTCCTGCATCCGTCTCGCGAGCCGCTAGCAAGCGCCAACATCGATGCACCCGAAGCGCCGCTCTTTGCCGGCCTCTTTGGTCACGAGTGCGATGGTGCCTGCGGTGTGTAGCTACGAGATCGACTTCGAACTCATGACCGGAAATGCGGTCATGAACATCGCCCTGGTGCCGGATCAGTCTGTGCTCATATCCTCACGGAAGGCGGCCCGCTGATGCCCCGCAAGCTCCTCGTCGCCGATCTTCTCTGCGGTGCCGGCGGTTCATCCACCGGCTGCATCCAGGCTCTGCTCGCGCTCGGCTGGCAACTCGATGACATCGTGCTCGCCTGCGTCAACCACTGGCCGGTCAGCCCGGCATTCCGGGAGGCGGCGGAATGAGTGTCGAGGCGATCACATGGTCGAACAAGCGGCGGGCGGGGTCTGCCGGGGCCAAGCTGGTGCTGCTGGCGCTCGCCAACTATGCCGACGAAGACGGCTATTGCTACCCCTCTCAGGCCACTTTGGCCGACGTGACAGAGATGTCACGGGACAGCATTTCCCGGCATATCAAGACGCTCGAGAGCCTTGGACTACTGGAGCGTGAGCCGCGATTCGACAAGAAGGGGCGCCGCACCACGGACATGGTTCGCCTTCTTCTGACGGCGCAGGGTACCCCGCAAATTGCGGGGGTGGGTACCCCGCAAAAACAGGGGGTACCACCCCCGCAGGAACAGGGGGTACGTACCCCGCAAAAACAGGGGGACTTGAACCATCAGAAAGAACCCTCAAAGGAAAAGACCCCCCAAACCCCCGAGGGGGCCGGGGATGGGTTTTCAAATTCTGACGGGGAAGGGCAGGAGGGTGTGACCCCTGCCGAGGCGTCCGACACCCAGTTCGACGTGCTGTGGGCCCAATATGGCGCCGATCCGGCCGCGAGCCGTACCAAGGCGCTGCGGGCATGGGCAAGGTTGGCCTCGGCCGACCGGGCGCAAGCGCTGGCGATGCTGCCGCGCTTTCTGGACCATTGTCGGGCCGCCAGGCGCAGGATCTGCGATCCCTCGACCTATCTGGCGGAGCGGCGCTGGGAGGCGATGGCCAGCCTGCCGGCGCCGGCCGCCAAGGCCGACGAGGCGCCGAAGCGGACGGCGGAGACCGATCCGGTCCGCAAGGCGGTGATGTGGGTGCTCAATGCGACCACCAAGACCGACTGGCACTTCGTCGAGGAGGAGTCTGACGCGTGGGAGGCGTGGCGTTGCGCCTTTATCGCCGCTGGCTTCGGCCTTCGCTGGACGCGGGGGCGCCACCTTCAGGTGCAGGACGAGTTTGGCCGGTGGACGCTTTCCGCCGCGCCGGGCCGGACCTTCCCGCAACGCTATCCGCCGAAGGCGGGCAACGGCGACGGCGCTTCCGACGCCACCGGCCCGCCGGACGATCGGCCGAGCGCGGAAGAGATCGAGAAGTACATGGGCAGCGGCGGATAGGAGCGGGGCGATGGCAAGGCGAGGCAGGCCGAGGAAGGCGGGGAAGAGGACGGCATCGGGCCAGCTCTCCCGTTCGACGGTTGCGATCCTGGAACGCTCAGAGCGAGAGGTGGTGATGGCGCAGCCGCACCGGGCGGTTCTGCCCGAAGACTGCCGGATGGACCAGCGCGCGGGAACCGAGATCGGGCGCATGTTCCTGCTCGGCCGGATCTCCGAAGCCAAGTATTGGGCTGCCGAGCGCTGGCAGTCGATCATCACGCAGTTCCATGTTGTGTTGGCCACACCGATGGTTGGCGGCAGTTCCCTGGGGCGCATGGTGGCGCCAGGCATCGGTCAGGACGAGGCGTCCGGTAATAGCGAGCGGCCCGAAACCGAAGAGGAGATGCACGACCGCGTGCTTGCGCAGCATGGCGCCGCTATGCGCGTCCTGCGCGATATCGACCATGCGCCGCTGGTGTTCATGGCTTTGGAGCATGTCGTGTTGAAGGGTCTCCCGGCATCGGCGAAGCAGGTCGAGCGACTCAATCAAGGGCTATCGGCCCTGTGCAGGCTTTGGAAGATGGATGAGGACGGCGCGGGATATCCACAGAGGGCAGGAACCCGGAAGACGGCCCACAGCAAGGCGCCGTGGCCGTATGACGAGAAAGAGGTGAAAATCGTCTACGCCGACGATTGACCAATATGGCCGGATGCGGGCTATAGTCAGCGCACGAAATGAGATTGTCGGAGATGTGCCCGGAGCGGAGACGCTGCCGGGCATTGTCGTATCCGGAGGTTGGCATGGCGCGATTGAGCACTCTGCCGCCGCGCCTCTCGTCCCTTCCTTCTCGCCTCGCCGTGCAGTCGCATACAGGTCCCGACCGTGATCGGCTGCGTGCCGCGTTGGCGCCATGGCGCGCCTGGTACAAGACGGCACGTTGGCGCGCCCTGCGGCTATCGGTGTTCTCCCGTGACCTCTTCACCTGCCAGATGGCGGGTTGCGGCAAGGTCGAGGGCAATACCTCAAAGCTCGTCTGCGATCACGTCCGCCAGCACCGTGGCGACGAGGCGCTATTCTGGGATGAACGCAACCTGCAAACCCTCTGCAAGCCCTGCCATGATCGGGTGAAGCAGGCCGAGGAGCGCCGGTCCGGCCTCTGATGCCTCGCCACCGGGAGGGGGGGGTAAAAAGTCCCAATAGCCCCTCGCGTACGTACCCGCGCCCCCCTCATTCAGAGATTTTTTCCTCATGGCTGACGATTTTTCGGGGCAGGCGGCGGAGGTCGACCTGTTCGGCCTCCCGGTGCGCCCGATCCGTGATCGGCGCGGGCGGCCCTCATTCAGGAAAGATAAGGATAATCAAGACTTTGTATCGGTTCGCGTGGCGGCCGGGTGGACGCAGAAGGCAATCGCTGACGACATGGGGATCGACGAGAAGACGCTGCGGAAACATTTTTCCCGCGAGCTTGAGGGCGGTCGCCTGTTCGTCGAGGGGTTAGTGCTGGATGTGCTGCTGAAGCAGGTACGCGAGGGGCGTGCCGCCAGCATCCGCCAGCTTCGCGAGGTGCTCGCCGATGCCGGTCCACAGGCGCCACGGTCGCGCGGCAAGATGCAGACCGAAGACGACGAGGACGACGCGGCCAAGGCCGTACCGCTCGGCAAGAAAGAGCAGCGCCTGCAGGACGCACAGGATGTGCCGGCGGATTATGGCGACATCTTCGAGAAAATGGACCGGCGGCACTGATGGGTGATGTTGTGTTCGCCTGCCCCGACTGGTTCGAGAAGCTGAAGCGCGGCGAGACACCAATTCCGGCGCTGCCGCTCGACGAGGTGGCGGCGGATTGCGCAGTCGCGCTGTTCAACAAGCTTCGCGTGCCGGACGTGAAGGGCATGCCGACCATGGCGGACGCGGCCGGCGAATGGATGCGCGACATTGTTCGCGTCGCCTTCGGCTCGCTTGATCCTGAAACCGGCAAGCGTTTCGTCGGCGAGATCTTCAACCTGGTGCCGAAGAAGAACGGCAAGACCACGAACGCCGCTACGCTCGGTCTAATCTGGCTGATGATGAACCGGCGCCCGAACGTCGACGGCATGATCGTCGGCCCGACGCAGGAGGTGGCGGAGAAGTGCTTCGAGCAGGCAAGCCTCATGATCGGCGCCGACGAGTACCTCAAGCGCCGCTTCCGGGTGATCGACCACAAGAAGACGATCATCGACCAGCACGTCGACCCGGCAACCGGTGTCAAGCGCAACGCGAAGCTGAAGATCAAGAGCTTCGATCCGAAGGTGGTCACCGGCTCGATCCCCGCCTTCGCGATCCTCGACGAACTGCACGCCATGGCGCACAGCAGCTTCGCGAGCCGCGTCATCGGACAGATCCGCGGCGGTATGGTTACCAACGATGAAAGCCTGCTGATCATCATCACGACGCAGTCGGAAGTTCCGCCCTTCGGCGTATTCAAGGATGAACTCGACTACGCGCGGAAGGTTCGCAGCGGGGAAGTTACCGAGGACGTGCGCATGCTGCCGATCCTCTACGAGTTTCCCGAGGAGATGCAGGTCGCTGAAGACAAGCCGTGGAACGATCCTACCAACTGGCCCCTTGTGCTGCCCAATCTCGGCCGCTCGCTCACGCTCGACAGGTTGCAGAAAGAGTGGCGAACGGCTCAGGCCAAGGGTGAAGGCGCCGCGCGGGAGTGGGCATCGCAGCACCTCAACGTGCAGGTCGGCATGGCGATGCATGGCGGTCGCTGGGTCGGGGCCGACTATTGGGAGGCGGCTGCCGATCAGGCGATCACGCTCGACTACATCAAGAAACATTCCGACGTCGTCGTCGCCGGCGGCGATGTCGGCGGCCTTGACGATCTGTGGGGTCTCGCCGTGCTCGGCCGGCACAAGGTCACACGGCACTGGATGCTGTGGGCAAAGGCATGGGCACAGCCGATCGTGCTGGAGCGGCACAAAGAGATTGCCGAGCGCCTGCGCGACTTTGAGAAGGCCGGAGACCTTGTCATCTGCGAGCGTGTCACGCAGGACGCGGAAGAGGCGGCAGCAATCATCGTCGATCTGCGAGACAAGGGGCTGCTACCCGAAAAGGGCGGCATCGGCCTCGACCCGGCGGGCGTGCCGGCGCTGCTCGAGGAGCTGGCGATGTACGAGATCGGCGAGCCCTGCACCGCAGCCGTCAGTCAGGGCTATCGCCTCTCGTCGGCGATCTTCGGTACCGAGCGCAAGCTCGCGGACGGAACGCTCAAGCATTGCGGCTCCAGCCTGCTGACCTGGTGCGTCGGCAACATTCAAGCCGAGGCACGCGGCAGTAACGTCTATCTCACGAAGCGCACCGCCAGCTCCAAGATCGACGTGGTGATGGCCGCCTTCAACGCGATCGAGATGATGAGCCGCAACCCGTCGGCTGCCGGCGGATCCCTTGACGACTACCTCAAGAGCATGGCGGTGGCATCGTGAAGCTGCTTCGGAAAGCTGCCGCCTATCTGGTGAGGCCGTTCGGGCTGCGCGACCTGGGCCTGCCGGGTCGGGGCGAAGATGCCCTCCCGGCCGGAGAGAGTATAACGGCAGATAATGTTCTCGCGCTGTCGACGGCATGGGCTTGCGTCAACCTGCTCGCCGGCACGATTTCGGCACTACCCATAGACCTGAAGATGGCAGGAAATGGCGGGGCCGTCGAAGAGGCGCCAGATCATCCGCTCCAGCGCGTTCTTCGCGAGAGCCCCAATGCCGACCAGACGCCGATCGACTTCTGGGAATTCATGTGCATCAGCCTCGAATTGTGGGGCAATGCCTATGCCAGGATCGAAAGGAACGGCGCCAAGATCATCTCACTCGTACCGATCCGTCCGGACCTGGTGACTGTTCGTCGCACGCGCGAGGGCACTCTCGAATATCGCTGGAGCGAAGAGGGATATTCGTATGTCGAGCCCGCCGAGCGTGTCTTTCATGTGCGCGGCTTTGGCGGCGATGCTCTTGGTGGCATGTCCACACTTGCACACGGACGAAACACCTTCGGCGTCGCTCAGGCAATCGACCGCGCCGCCCGCTCGACCTTCCGGAACGGGCTACACCCGACGATCGCTTTCAAATTCGGAAAGTTTCTGAGCCCAGAACAGAGGGCATTGGTCGAACTGGATATGGTCGAGCGCTATCAAGGCGCGCGGAATGCCGGCCGCCCGATCCGCCTTGAGGGCGACGTGGGGATCGAGAAATTGTCGATCAATCCCGAAGACGCGCAGATGCTCGAAAGCCGGGCATTCTCGGTAGAGGAGATCTGCCGTATCTTCGGCGTTCCGCCCTTCATGGTTGGCCACACCGTCAAGTCTACCAGTTGGGGATCTGGTCTTGAGCAACAGGTGCTAGCCTTTCAGAAGTTCACGCTTCGTCGCCGGCTTAAGAAGATCGAGCAGGCCATTCGCAAGCAACTGCTGAGCTCCGACGATAAGGCTAAGGGCGTAACTGTTTCATTCAACCTAGAGGCGCTATTGCGTGGCGATTCATCGGCGCGCGCGGCCTTCTATACGTCGATGCTTGGGGCGGGCGTCATGACGATTAATGAGGTGCGAGCGCTTGAGGGGCTTGCGCCAGTCGCCGGCGGAGACGTGCCCCGCATGCAGGTGCAGAACCAGCCGATCACCAATGCCCGCGGCATAGGCGATAATGGCGGCCCGCTACTCGACGATGAAACCGATCAGGACGAAGCGGCCTGATGGCGCGCAGCCTCGCTTATGCGGAGGTCTTCATGACCCAGACTTATGACTACGTGCTCGATACCAAGTCGATCGGCTCTGAAGGCGAATTCGAAGGGCATGCTTCGACCTTCGGCAACGTCGATCAGGGCGGCGATGTCGTCGAGCCTGGCGCCTTTATCGAGAGCATTGTGCGCTCCAAGAAAGAGGGGCGCACGATTCCAATGCTCTGGCAGCACAAGCAGGATGAGCCAATCGGCATCTGGACCGATATCGCCGAAGACGCGAAGGGTCTTTATGTGCGAGGTCAGCTCATTCTAGACGGCGATCCCGTCGCGCAGCGGGCCTATGGAAAGCTCAAGGCCAAAGCGCTCGGCGGCATGTCGATCGGCTACCGGATCCCGCCGGGTGGCATCATCGAAGATGACAAGCGCCCAGGTGTCAGTCGGTTGAAGACGATCGACCTACGCGAGATTTCGCTCGTGACCATGCCGATGAATATCCAGGCGCGCATCACAAGCGTGAAGGCCGAAGTGGCTGAAGCGATCGAGAGATTGAAGGCCGGGGACCGGCTTTCCGAACGCGAGTGGGAACGGTTGCTGAAGGCGGAGCCATTCGGCCTTTCCAACTCACAGGCTGAGCGCGCCGTGCGCATCAACCTGAAGCGTGGTCAGGGGGATCCTGACGGCACGGCGACCAATGGGGCCGATTTCCTGCGAGCACTGCTCACGGGCGGCTGATCCCCCGACAATCAAAGGAATATCACTATGCAGATCCATACCCGTCTCGCGGGCGGTGTCGCGCGCCTTGTCGCCGACCGTCAAGGCCTTCCCGTCATCTGCTTCGAACCGCCGAACGACCAGGGCACCAAGAGTGCCGAGCAGCTTGCCGGCGAGGTGAAGACCCTTTTCCAGAAGTCCCTCGACCAGGTGAAGGAGGTTGCCGAAAAGGCACTCTCCGAGGCCGGCAAGGGCATCGATATGACCAATTCCGTCAAGGAAAAGACGGACGATGCCCTGATCAAGATGAATAGCCTTATGGAGCAGGTCGCCGACTACGAGCAAAAGCTCGCGGCTGCCCGGCGCGGCGGCGAGCCTGACAAAGAAAAGTCGATCGGCGACCTGTTTGTCGAAGACCAGAAGGTGAAGGACTTCCTTGGATCTGCACAGCCGCGCGGTCGCGTCGACATGCAGGCCAAGGCAACGATCACCTCGGCGACCACCGATACTGCCGGCTCCGCCGGCGCGGCGCGCGTCGATACCCGTCTGCCGGGGATCGTCGCGCCGCCGGATCGGCGCATGACCGTCCGCGACCTGATCACGCCTGGTCGCATGGACGGCAACGCGCTGGAGTACGTCAAGGAAACCGGGTTCACCAACAATGCAGGAATGGTGGCGGAAGCGGCTGCAAAGCCGCAGTCTGATATCAAGCTGGCGCTGGTGACGACCACGGCGAAGGTGATTGCCCATCACTCCAAGGCCTCTCGCCAGATCCTCGACGACGTCGCGCAGATTTCCTCCTACATCGACGGTCGGCTGCGTTATGGGCTCGCCTTCAAGGAGGAGGGGCAGCTTCTCAACGGCGACGGCACGGGGCAGAACCTGCTCGGTATCATCCCGCAGGCGAGCGCCTTTGCCGCTCCGATCACCCTTACCGACCCGACCAGTATCGACCTGATGCGCCTCGCCATGCTGCAGGCAGTGCTGGCGGAATACCCGGCGACTGGCCATATCATGAACCCGATCGATTGGGCGTGGGTTGAGACGCTGAAGGACACTACGGGTCGCTACATCATTGGCAATCCGCAGGGTGCAATCGCCCCGACGCTGTGGGGGCTTCCGGTGGTGCAGACACAGGCAATGGCGGTCGATAAGTACCTTACGGGTGCTTTCCGTCTTGGTGCGCAGATCTTCGATCGCTGGCTCGCCCGCGTCGAGATCGCGACCGAGAACGAAGACGACTTCATCAAGAACCTGATCACGATGCTCTGCGAGGAGCGCCTGGCACTCGCTGTCTATCGGCCTGAGGCATTCGTGTATGGCGATTTCGGGCGCGTCGCCTGATCCGTCACCTGATCTTCCTCTAGGGGCCGGCGGCCTGCGCCGGCCTTCCCTTCAACTGGGAGACCGAAAATCATGAAGACCTACAAGGTACTTCGGGCGCACGAAGGTGATCGCTTCTACAAAGCCGGCGAAACCCGCCACCTTGACCAGACCGAAGCTAGCCATCTGGTCGCACTGAAGGTGCTTGAGGAACACACGGCCGATGCCGCCGCCCTCAAGCCGGAAGAGATGACCAAGGGCGAGCTGGTCGAACACATCCTCGCCGAGGGACGCAGGGATTTGGAAGGCCGGAGCCTCGAAGAGCTGCGGGACGCGGTTGCATACCGCGAGAAAGCGCTCACCAATTCCAGCGATACCGAGGGCGAGGGTGAACCCGCCCATGGGCCGCGCGGTGAGCCGCCGCCGACTGAGAAGGCGGAACCGCCAGCCAAGAACAAGGCGGAGCCGGCGCCGAAAAACAAGGGTGAGTGACATGCGAGCCGTCATCATCGATCCGCCCGGCGAGCTTTTCCCTATCGCTGACGTGAAGGCACATCTTCGCGTCGATGGTGGCGATGATGACGGCTATCTTGAGGGACTCGTCGCCGCCGCAGCCGGGTGGATAGGCGGTCCGGCCGGGTGGCTCGGCAGATCGTTGGGTATGCAGACGCTTGAGGTGACCGGACGATGTTTCGATGACCGGGGCCTCGGTGTCATCATGCTTCCCGCCCGGCCGGTCGCGGAGGTGGTTGCGGTCTCCTATGTCGACACGAGCGGCGTAGAGCGCGCGATAGAACCGGAGCAATACCGACTTATCGGTGATATCGGCATCAATCCCGTTCCGGGCTTCACATGGCCTTCCACCGCCGACGTGCCAGAGGCCGTGCGCATTCGTTACAAGGCGGGCTATGAGGCCGGCCATATTCCCGCGCCGATCCGGTTGGCGATCCTCATGCTGGTTGGCCAGTGGTACGGGAATCGAGAGGCGGCGAGCAACAGGCCACAAGTCGAGCTTCCCTTCGCAGTCGAAGCATTGCTGATGCCGTTCAAGGTGCTGGCATGACGCGTGCCGGCGATCTGAACAAGCGCGCGCGCTTCGAGCGGTCGACCCCCGCGCCTGATGGGGCGGGGGGAAACGTTCTGGTGTGGTCGGAGCTGATCACAGTCTGGGCGCAGTTCTCGCCCGAGCGCGCACGCGAGCGGCTGCAGGCCGGGCGGCTGGCCAGCATGTTCGGTGGCGTCGTGCGCATCCGTTCCTCGCAGGCCACACGGGAGATCACGCAGAAGGACCGGGTGGTGCTGGATGGCGTGATCTACAACATCCGTTCCGTGGCCAACCCGGACCAACGCCACGACATGCTGGAAATGGGCGTCGAGGCCGATGGCACAAATTGAGTTTGCTGTCCGCGTCAAGTTCTCTTGGCGGGTGAAGCCTCTGCTATGGGCACTTACATGGACGGCGCCCATCATCAACCTGGTTGATAGGCGTGAACGCACGTTGGGCTGGGTTGTGGATTTCATCGTCGCCCATGGCACCCGGTGCACGTTCGATGGCGCTTAAGGCCAGGATGATCGGCCGCGATGCGCTGCTGAAGAAGATCCGCGAGGTCGTGCCGAATGCCGAGGTGGAGTACGCCAAGGCGATCGAGATCGGCGCCAAGGAGCTTGCGGAGGCGATCCGCGCGCGGGCGCCAAGAAAGACGGGCAAGTATGCGGCCTCGATCGAGGCCGGGAAAATCGCCGGGCGTAATGACGGCCGCGCTCCCATTGGGATCCAGCGGACCAAGGATCCTCATGCCTGGGGAATCTTCGCGGATTTCAGGTGGCGGTTTATCGAGTTCGGCACCAAGGGGCACATCATAAAGCCAAATAAAGCGCGGCGGCTGGCGTTCACGGCTTCCGACGGGACGCAGGTCTACGCCGCGCGGGTGAAGCACCCCGGATCGACCAGGCGCCCGCATATCTTCCCGACCTATCGTGGGATGAGCAAACGCATCCGCTCGCGCGTCGCGCGGGCGATCAACAAATCGCTCAAGAAGACCTTCGGGAAATAGCGATGTCGGACGGATCATGGGACCTGCAGAAGGCGGTCTATGAGGTGCTCGCCGGGGGCGCGTCGCCGGCTGTCGGCGTGCCGGTACTGGCGGACGCGCCGCAGGACACGCCGGTGCCCTATGTCGAACTCGGCGACAGCGACACCGTGCCTGACGATGTGCAGTGCGTGAGCGGGCTCGAGGAAACGATCACCCTGCATGTGTGGACATCCGGCGGCAGCCGCCTGCAGGCCAAGGAGATCATTTCGGATATCCGGCTGGCGCTGCATCTCAAGGATCTCGCGGTGAGCGGCCGGCACGGCGCCCATGCCGTGATCACCGCGACCCGCCTCTATGCCGACGGCGACAATGACGAGTTCGTTCATGGCGTCGTCACCCTACGCGTCAACCACTACGGCCCGGAGGAGGGCTGATCATGTCTCTCGAAAATGCCCGCGAACTCTATATCAAGCGCTCCAATGGCGACTCGCCCGAGACCTTCTCGACGGTATGCGGCGTGCGCACCCGCTCGCTGCAGATGTCGAATGCTCAGATCGACACTACCATTCCCGATTGCGACGACCCTTCCGCCCCCATCGTGGCGACGGCGGCGCCGGGGCGGCAGACCCTGACCTTCAGCGGCGACGGGCTGTTTGTCAGTTCCGATAGCGGGGTGGCGGTCGCGGATGATGCGCGACTGCAGCGGGTGACCAACTACCAGATCCGGGTGGTCGGATACGGCGTGTTCGAGGGTCCCTTCATGGTGGCCGATTTCGAGCTCAGCGGCGACATGGAGGAAAAGATGGCGTTCTCCGCCACCTGGGTTCCGACCGACGCCGGGACACTGACGTTCACGGCGGAAGCGTGATGCCGGCGTATAACAGCGAAAAGGGCGAAGTTCCGCTCGAGATCGGCGGCGTCGAACTGGTCATCGCCGCCACCATGGGCGGGCTGGCGCAGGTGTCGTCGAAACTCGGATGCCAGAGTTTCGGCGAGCTTTACATGAAGCTCGCCAATGTCGAGATCAATGCGCTCCTCGCCGGGGTGGAATGCCTGACGGTCCGCGGGGATGTGGGCAAGGCGATGAAGGCGCTCACCCTGAGAGACCTGCCGGCCTGCAAGACGGCGTTTCTGGCCGCGATGATGCTGCACGCGGATACCCCCGAGGGAAACGCGGAAGCCGCCGGGGAGAGCATGGGCCAATCCCCTGGCGGCGCTGGCAGCAATTCGCCTTCGGCGCCCTCGGATGGCCGCCCGCCGTCTTCTGGGCCGCGACCCTGAACGAGTTTTTCGCCGCGCATGACGGATGGTGCGAGGTAAACGGCATCAAGAAACGCATCGATCCACCGTCGCGTGAGCGGCTGGAAGAACTGCAGCGCAGGTATGGCTAGATGGCTACCGATATTGAACAGATGGTGCTCAGCATCAGCGCCGACACCCGCTCGGCGGTGCGCGCGCTGAAGAAGTTCGGCGTCGATGTGAACAACGTCGCGAACGACAGCGAGAAGGCCTTCACCCGCCCAGAGAAGCAGGTGGAGCGGCTCGGCCACGCGATGGGTAAAAGCTCGGTGCAGACCGCGAACCTGGCTGCCCAGTTTCAGGATATCGCTGTGCAGCTTCAGTCCGGCACCTCTCCTTTCACGGTTGCGCTCCAGCAGGGGACGCAGATCTCGGCGGCGCTCGGTGGCGGACAGGGTGGGCTGGGAGGTACGGTCAAGGCGCTTGGCGCGGCGTTCCTGTCGGTCGTCAGCCCGGTGTCGCTGGCGACCATCGCCCTGATCACCCTTGGCGGCGTCGGGGTGCAGTATCTTACCAGCCTGTCGAGCGGGACCAAGGATCTCGACGAGACGCTGAAAGAGCATAAGGCGCTGATATCGAGCATCAAGGAGGCTTATGGCGATGCCGCCGCCGGGTTGGAGCAGTATTCCCGGCAGAGCAGTGATGTCCTCGCGACGCAGGCCCGCGCCTCGGTGGCGCAGCTGGCGGCCTCGCTACAAAGCGAGGTCGAATCGGTGTTGAGGGATCTTGGCGGGCGTATTGGCTCGCATGGGCAGAGCCTGTTCAAGGTCGACGCCGAGTTCGCCCCGTTCCGGGATGCAATCATCGAGCTGCGCAAGACGGCGCGCGAGGGTGAGCCTGATATCGCCGCCTTTCGGCGCTCGGTGGCTGCTATCGCCAATGCGGACCCGACAAACAAGGCCTTGCAGGAACTGGCCGCCCGAGTGCTGGATCTGACAGGCGATGCCGACAGGGCTGGCGGCGCCCTTGATGCCATGCGGCGCGGTCTCGATGCAATCACCGGCTCGGCCTCGGTCGGGGCGCAGGCGATACAGGACTACCGGGCGGCGATCGAGGACCTGTCGAAGATCGCCCTTCCCGACCTGTCGCCGCGCCAGCAGGCCGATGCGGCTTTCGCTCAGGCCATGTTCACGGCGCCCGATGCGGCGGCGCGCAAATCGGCCGAAGAGACCTATGCCGCCAGCCTCACGCGCATCAATACGGAGGAGCAGAAGCTCGCCGACGAGCGCGCCAAGCGGGAAGCAACACGCGCGGCGAAGCGCGGCGCGAGATCTACCGAGCGGGATCAGGAACGGATCAATCAGGTCATCGACGGGCTGACATTCGAGGCCGAGCAACTGGGCCGGACGGCGCGCGAGCAGGAGATTTACAATGCGGTGGCTGCCGCCGGCGTCGATATCACGTCGCAATATGGGCAGCAGATCGCGGGCCTCGCCGGCCACCTCTACGACATGCAGGCCGCGCAGCAGCAGGCGATCCAGCAGATGGACGAGATGCGCTCGCGGGCCTCCAATGTGCTGTCAGGATTTTCCCAGGATATCCGCAACGGTGTCGATGCCGCCGATGCACTGAAAAACGCCCTCGGGAGGGTGCTGGATTCGGTGATCGACATCGGCCTCCAGAGTGCCGTGACAAACCTCTTCGGTAAATCGGGAACGGCGGATGCCGGTCTTCTCGGCGGGCTGTTCTCGGGCCTGTTCGGCCGCGCCGGCGGCGGTCCGGTGCAGGGAGGGCAGGCCTATACGGTAGGCGAGCGCGGGCCGGAGACATTTATTCCCAACGTCTCCGGCCGCATCGCCCCGAACCATGCGCGCGGCCAATCCTCCGAAACCTTTGCCCCGGTGTATCAGATCGACGCGCGCGGCTCTCAGATGAGCGAGCAGCAGTTCCGCCGCATCCTCGACGAGAACAACAGGCGCGTTGTGGCCCAGGTACGCGGCGGTGTGTCCGGGTGGGTATCTGAAGATCAGGTGAGATCCGGGGCACAGAGGGGAACGGGGTAAGCATGGTGGAGGCTACCGCCTGAAATCCTCCTGTCTCGCCTTTAGTTCCTCTGCTGTTGGCGGTGGCGGGGGTTCGCGAAACTCAATGTTGCAGCCCTTGGACACGGATGCTGCCTTGAGTGACTCCATCTCGCCTTTCAGCCGCGCCAGTTCATAACTGGCCTGATCATCGCCACGGACGAGGAATGCAGCAGGCCAGAAAACGACAATGGCTGCCGTTGTCGCAATGGCATCGCTGGTAGCCTTGTTGTTCTGAATATCGGTCAGGGGCAACAGCCGGTCGGAAACCCGCGTGGCTTCGGCGGCGATCTGTTCACAGTCATAGTTTTCATAAGGTATAGGCGAGACATAGGCCGAAGTGATCTGCGATGCCGGCTTGGCGCATGCTCCTGCGGCAAGCATTGCTGCCACGGCAACTTTTGTAATTGATTTCATCCCGCTTCCCCGGTCATTTCCATGCGTCAACTTAAGCATCCTTTCCTCGGGTGCGTAAGCAGGCGTGCGCCAAGGGCATCATATCCATGGTCGATTTTTCTAGCGCCATCGCCGCACAGCTGGCGGGGCGGACGGTGCGATGCGGCATCCTCGTGCGGTTCGACTTTCCGACGGGAACCAAGCGGGTATGGAATGGGCACCGTGTGCTGCGCACCTCGGATGATCAGCTCTGGTATCCGCTGCGGGTGGTGAGCGATATTTCGGGGCTGAGCCAGGCCGTCAACGGTGCCGCCCCGCCGCTTGATCTGACCGTATCCGGGGTCGATCCTGATTTCGCCGCCAAGGTGAAAGGCGATCGCGCGAACTGGTACAATAGCGTCGTCATCGTACACTGGCAGTTCTTTAATGAAGAGTGGCAGGTCCTTGACGCCCCCATGCCCTTCCGCTTCGCCCAGCTCAAGACGATGTCGGCAAACCGGCAATGGGACGATAGCGGAAAGCGCCATGTCTGGACGGTGACAATCAGGGCTGAAGGGCCTTTCATCAATAATCGCCGCCCCCGTCACGGGTTTTACACGGATAGCGATCAGAAAGCGCGGTCCCCCGGTGACCGGTTCTTCGACCGAGTCGCGGGGATCGAGGGCAAGGTGGTCACATGGCCATGAGGGCGGATCTCCCCGCGTTCCTGCGACGCATGGCCTCCGAGCCTTTCGTATGGGGGTATTTCGACTGTTCGCTTGTGATCGCGGACTGGTGGCTTGCCAATCACGGCATCGATCCGGCCGCCCATCTGCGTGGCGCCTATGACAGCCGGGAGAGCTGTCACGCGCGGCTTGATCGAGAAGGCGGGCTATTGAGGCTGGTGGCGCGGCTGGCGCGATCTGTCGATGCCGCGCGGATCGATGACCCCGCGCCGGGCGCATTCGCGATCGTACGGGCACAGGGAACGCACCTGGCGGCAATTTGCACGCCCGGGCTGCGCTGGGCGATCAAATCGGACCATAGCGTGCTGGTGACGTCCTCTGTCCATCCTGTCGCGATGTGGAGCGTTTGATGTATGCCGCTCTGACTGTGATGGTGCTTCTGGCGTTGACCGTTCCGGCTTCGGCGGATGCCGGGCTAGGAGCGCTGATCGCCTTTGCGTTTTTGCCCGCCTCCACATCCGCCAGCGTGATCGCGGCGGCATCAAGCCTGATCACGCTCGGCATCAGCGTGGGCGTGAGCTATCTCGCCGCCGCACTATTGGCGCCATCCACCCGCGCGCCGACGCCGCAGGAGGTCAAGACCACGCTGCGTAACTCTGTGGGGTCGCGCTGGCGCCATTACGGGCATGTGCTGGTCGGCGGGTCGATGGCGATGACGGAGGCCAAGGACGGGGACCTGCACCGGGTGATCGCCTTCGCCTCCCACAAGATGCACGCGCAACTCGGCTGGGTGATCGATGGGCGCGGTGTCGCTGTTGACGGGGCGGGATGGGTGACTTCGGCGCCCTATCCAGCCAATACGGTAAGGATCGAATACCGGCCCGGCGATGCCTCGCAGACGGCCTATAGTAGCCTCGTGTCGGCTTTGGGGTCGCCATATTGGACCACGGATCATCGCGGCGACGGCGTCGCTCACGCCTATCTGCGGGCGCGCAACACCGAGCCCGAACAGCTTTCAGCTACCTATCCCAATCGCTTTCCCGAGCTTCAGGGGATTTTCGAAGGGGCTGAGGTCTACGACCCGCGCACCGCGAGCGTAGGCTACACCGCAAACTTGGCTCTTGGCCTTCGCGACTACCTGACCCATGTGGATGGCTTGCAGATCGACCCGGCCTATATCGACGATGCCGATTTCATCGCTGCGGCCGATGCCTCTGATGTGCCGGTGCCGATCAAGGTAGGGGGCACAATCCCGCGCTATTACGGCGCGCTCAGCTACAAGTATGACGCCGAGCCGCAGAGCGTCCTGTCGCGTTTCATCACGATGTGCGACGGCGATATCCGGCTCAAGCCTAACGGCAAGATTGGATTTTCGGTCGGGGTGTGGGTGGAGCCGACCGTCACCATTACCGATGAACAGATCATCGATATCGACCTATCCGATGGTGGGGGGCCGCTACGCGAGGCCAATGAGTACAGACTGAAGTACACCGACACCAGCCAATATTGGGCCGAGGTGGAGGCCGAGCCGTGGCGGATCGAGGACGAGATCTCCGATTATGGCGAGGTCCGGTCGGTGCCTATCGAGGCCTATGAGGTCCAGCACCACAACCTCGCCCGCCGACTGATGAAGATCGCGGCGTTTCGTGGCTCGCCGCGCTGGCAAGGCAAGATCAAGACCACGCTGGCTGGCCTGCGCGCCTGGGACCAAAGGTGGATCCGGGTGCAGATCGCCGACATGGAGATCGACGAGACGTTCGAGGTGTCCGGCGTCGAGTTCGACATGGCGTCGATGACGGTTGTGCTCGGCATCGCCTCGTTCTCGGCGGCGGCTTACACCTTCGACCCCGCGACAGAGGAAGGTACCGCGCCGACCGCCGCCGAGGCGGTGCCGGAATCGACACTGCCGGTTCCTGCCGACTTTGCGGCGACGGGGAGTTCGATCGCGGTTTCTGACGGGGTATCCACGCCCGCCATCATCGCCACATGGACCGAGGCGAGCCGGCCGGGCATCCGCGTTGAAGTGCAGTATGCCAACCAGTCGGATGGGATATGGCAGCCGGGCGGGTCGGCGGACGATGGCGAGCAGCGCCTGCTGGTACTCGGCCTCGCCAATGGCGCCACCTATGACGTGCGCGGGCGCAATGTCGGCGTCGGTAGCGCCTCCGGATGGGTAACGATTTCCGGCGTAACGGCGACTGCGGACAGCGCGGCTCCCGCGGCACCCGTCATCACTAGCCTATCGGGGACAACGTCCGCCTCCATCACCTGGAAGATGCCGAATTCGCCGAATGTTGTCGCCGCCCGCGTCTATCGCGGCCCTACCGGGGCATTCCCCGGGCCCGGAGGCGACATATCCGGCCCGATCTATGGAGCGCCCAACGCGCTCGGCTCCTATGACGACAGCCCCGGCGCCGGCCCCTGGTATTACTGGGTCAAGGCGGAAAACGGGTCTGGTGTGCAATCGGCCGCGGATGGCCCGGAAACGATCACCCTGTCATGACAGTAGAATGGCCTGAAATCCTGAAGCCAACCCGGATCACGGACCCGTACCTTGCCGGCAGCTACACCTCTGGCGGGCGCACCAGCTCGGGGCTTGAGCAGCGGGTGTATTCCGACGCGGGCTACTGGCGCCTGTCCTATTCCATCCCCATACGCAATCGCGCGCAGGTTCTGGCATGGCGAGCCATGGCGGGGCGGCTGGCGGCCGGCGAGGATATGCTGGTGAGGGTCTATGACATGCACCGCACAGATGGCGCGCTTGGCGATGTGCAGGAGGCCCGTGTCGCGGCGGATGCGGCGATCGGGTCGACGACAATCCAAATCGAGGCGTCCAATCTAGATATCGAGATTGGAGCCCACCTCACCATCGGCGCGAGGCTCTACCGGGTGATGATCATCGCCGCCAAAACCCCGTCGCTGTCCACGCCCGATCGTCTATCGAGCGACCTTCCGTGGGATGACAGTGCGGTGTGGCTTGAGGAACCTCTGGATGCGCCGACTCTATGGACGCTCGTAGTTCTTCCTCCAGTTCGTGACGATCTGACAACTGGCATGGTCGCCGACTTCAGGTATCTGGCCTTGCTGACCGTGCCGGAGGACCCGTCGTCCCTCCAACTCGATCTTGATGTCGGCAAGTTTGCCGATCCGACGCTGGCGCTCGTCGAGGCGATCTAGGCTCTCAAGGGGTTCACAATGACTGTCAGTTTTCCTCCGCTCGTCCCTGGCGAGGCGGCCGCCTATACGCGTCAGAAGATCAATTCGGCCTTCGCCACGCTTGATGCATTGGTCGACATATCGCCGGATATCCAGACGGCGATCAACGAACCCCCGATCCGCCTGCGCCTGGATGCGACGCCGCTATGGCGGCCGGGGAGCGGGCCTGAACGGTTCGTGAGCGATATCATCGGTGGTGAGAATGCCGCGCCATCCGTTCCGGAGTCGTGGATCATCACGGCGGATCGGGGGCTGGTGACGCGTCTGACCGGGGCGGCGAAGATCGCCCATCGGGGGTTTCAGGCGATCGAACCCGGCCGCACCTATCGCGCCCGCGCAGTCGTCCAGCGCCGCATCGATACGCCTGATCCGGCAGGTGACGCCGTGGCGCTCAAGGCCGCGTGGTATGCGGCGCCGGGGGACTACATTTCGTCGACCACTCTCATGCTGTGGGACGAGCTGACGGTGTCCGATGGTCGGGTATCAACCGAAAAGCAGATCGCGGCATCCGCCGGCTCCGGTATCGACGCCATTGCACCCTCCAGTGCACGCTATGCCCGCCTTTACGTCGAGACATGGGGCACGACGCAGAAGACCGATGTCGAGGTGCTGGCCCTCGCTGATGTCACCGATGCCGAGCTGTGGTCGCCGGACGTCTCCAGCCTTACCTCCCGCATCGGCGCGATCGAGAGCCTGGATCTTGGCTCGCGCATGGCTGCAATCGAATCCGAGATCGGGGCCGCATCAAGCCTGACCTTCTCCACGATCGGGGATTTCGAGGCCGCCACCATCGCCGCGACGCCTGACGCGGTCCGCGTGCTTGGCGAAGACGCGCCACATGATGGCAAAGGGTCCTATTGGATTCGCTCCGATGCCATGAACGGAACGCTCCAATCCGTTGATGGCGCCTGGTGGAAAAAGACCCGGTTCGACGCCAACTTCGTCATCTGCCCTCTGGATTTCGGCGCGGTCGGCGATGGGGTCGCGGATGACGCTGCCGCGATCAATGCCGCGCTGGATGCGATACGGGTCCGTGTTTCCTTCCTGAGCGGCCTCACCTCGGCTCGAATGAGCGCCTGTGATTTTGTCTTTGACGGTCAGGGTGGCACCTATGTCGTTTCGGATAGCATCAATGCGACCGACATCACGGCATGGAATCTTCGTCTCCAGAACCTCGTATTGATCGGTAAGTGCACGGGCAAGCCGATGCTCGATCTCAGCGGGTCGCGCGGCTATACGTTGTCCAATATCCACTTTCATGGTGACCGCGCGAACATGCCTTCTCACGCGTGGGTCGCGGCACGTTCGGCCACTACCGGTTTTTCGGGTGGCGCCCTGTATTTTCAATGTTCGTCGGACGGTCATTTCAGCAAGGCCGTCTACAACAAGTATGCGCAGGAAAGCTCCAAGGAGATCTATTGCCGCTGGTATCAGTTCAACCCTGATGCGGACGCTGTCGCGATCCATCAGGGTGCGAACGTATTCGCGATGACATCGGAATTCACGACACTTCTTACCGGGTCGCATTCCTTTATCCACAACAGCTATGATCATTCCGTATGGGCCTATATCGCGGTCGACCACTCGACCAATGTACTCGGGGTAACCAATGCGCTGAACGCGGTCATCACGGTCGACTATCCCACGCCGTTCGAGGTCGGGAAGAAGATCGGGTTCACTGGCGTGGGCATGGCCGGGCTCGACAAGCTCACCGGCACGATCACCAGCATCGTCGGGTCGACGATCACCACGGATATCGACACGACGGCCCTGCCGACATTCTCCGGCGGGGGCATCATGCACCGGACGCAGACCGGGCCTACGCTTCATATCGTGGACCCGAAGGGCACCCATTACCGGGATTGCTATTCGGTCAATTTCGGCGGACCGACGCATATCATCTTCGAATTCTCAGAGTTGCATCCCACGGGAAGCCTTGAGGATATAGAATTCGAGGTTCTGTTCGAAGGATCGGGAACAGAGGACGCTATCCTCTTCGCCCCGCATGATCGGGACTGCATCCTCTCCGGCTTCTGCCTGCGCACCTATACCGGCTATACGACCGAGTCGATCATGCATTGCGGGCCGGAGGCCGGCGGGTCGCTCACCATCCACGCCGAATACATTCAGTCCACCGGCAACGCCTATGGTCAGGATGTGTTCAAGCGCGAGCCGGGGGATACATCCACCATTTATGGCGGTACGGCGGTTCTTGATAGTACTGCAGCATCAGATGGGTTCGTGGGGACCATGGTGACGCCGCGTGACACTGGAATCCCCTTCATCGCCGGGCCTTATAACGGCTACAGAGCAGTGGTGGCGGCCCCGCTCTATGGGTCTTTTGGTGCGGGCGGCACGGCAGGATTTGACTGCGTGCAGGCGCCCAATAACGTCATCAAGGGAAATCTGTTTGTGTCCGTCCCGGACAACGGGGACGGAACAGGGGTCGTCAATGTGACCATGCCCTATGCCCCGAGAAACTACATGACCTTTATTGGCAGCAATACCGTTACCAAGGAAATCGTGCTCGGCACGCTTCCCGCGGGGTCGACGACGCTGGTGCTGTTTAAGGCGCTCGGGTCCTACCCCGTCGCGTCGGGGCAAGGCATCTCCATGAACGTGGAGTACTTCGTCGACTCGTAAGGTCGTCACCTTCTCTTTCAAGTCCCCGCCACGCCGCCTCCGGGCGGCTTTTTCATGTCCGCAAATCCTGCGCGCTGCGGGATGCCTATCCATGTCTGGAGATCTTCATGGCCCCCGGAATTAACGTCGGCACCAACGATCCTGATGTGGTGTTCACGCTGCCAAATATTGATCTTACCGGCAGCGACATCGACCTTTCTTTGTCGTGGCAGGGTGGATCACTGCGCCTGACATCGGAATCCGGTCGCCTTGTCGTGGCGGCGGATGGTGCGGGCAACAGCACTATTACCTGGCAGCATACGATCAGCGAATCGCAGATGTTCCGCGCGCCGCTGGTCTATGACCTCTGGCGGACGATCGACGGCCGCACGTCGAAGCTTGATGCCGGCCTCTTCGCCATTGCGAGAAGTGGCGCGATCATAGGGTCTTCGTCAGCCTCCATACTTGTTCCTGGCGTTCAGGGGCCCGCTGCTTTTGTCCCGCGCGGCGCGTGGCAAGCCGGAACCTATCAGCCGCGCGATGCAGTGACGCATAACGGATCCACCTGGTGGACGCAGGTAGAGACGACGACCGAGCCGGGCGCCGCCGGCGCGGACTGGGAGATTCTGCTCGACGGCACCGGTGCTGCGGCCGACCGGCAGGCGGCGGCGGATGCGGCGGCGCTCGCGGTGCCGGCCGCCACGACCGCCGGGAATGCTGCCGAACTGGCCACAACCGCACGGGACGACGCGATCGCCGCCCGCGATCAGGCCATCGCGGCGACCCGTTACACCCGCATCGCGGCAGATGGCCATGCGCTGGTCGCGGGCTCCCGCATCCTTGCCGATCTCTCGGCCGGGCCGCTGACATGGTCCATGCCGGCAGCGCCGAGCGCGGGCGATATTGTGGGGCTGATGGTCGATGGCGATGCCGCCGCATCCCCTCTCACGCTTGAAGCAGGGGACGAGAGTTTCCTCGGTGGATCGACGCTCATCGTCGATCTCGCGGGCGCGCGGCTCGATCTCGTCTATGTCGATGGTCTTTGGAGGTTTTGATGCGGGTCTCAGACACGGCCGGATCGGCACGCATCGGTGTGCTCGATGACACCGGGGTGATGATCTATCCAGACAGCTACGAAGTGACAGCGGTCACCCGCGACCCGGCCGGCAATCTGCTGACGAAGACCATCTCCGATGGATCGACGACGTGGGTGCAGACAGTTACCCGCGACGCTTCCGGCAATTTTTCAACTGTTAGTAGGTGGGTGCGCCAATGAATGAGATCGATATCGAGATGGCGGGTGGTCTCACCAAACCCGGCATGCTCCGCGCTCTTCCAGGATCAGCCTTGTGGACCGCGCTCCGGCTGCGCAGCGCCATGTCCGCCGCCAAGGTTCCGGTGCTGACCGCGTCCCCGCCGACTATCACGGTGCCTGGCGCCACCAATCCCTACGGAGGATCAGAGACGTTTTTCCACGCGCCTGACGTGCGAGATCGGTGCTTTACCTTTCTCCGTGGTTCGTGGGCGGAGTTCAATGTCGGCGGAACCCGGTACATGGGGCCTGGTGCCGTGGTCACCTATAGTCCTTCGTTGACCACGGGCGGCTCGGCTCCGCTCTGGTCGTTCATGTGCGATGCTCCCGATCTTGCCATTACTTTCAGATCGCCGAGTAGCGGCGTGCGCATCCTGATTGACGGTGAATTCGCCCACGAGGGTGGTCTCGCGATCGGCGAAGGCTCTGGCGCGCCCTGGCACATCAGAATTGAGCACGGATCCCGCAAGCCGCGCCTCTACGAGATTTATGCCAACGGGAACTTCTATGTTCGCGGCATCCGGTGCGCCTCGGCGCTGGATCGTGTGTGGCCGGCGCCGCAGACCTATGATGACCTTCGCGGCGTCATCATAGGTGATAGCTTCACGGAGGGTGGCGCGAACGGTCTTCCCGAAGACTTGTGGGGTTATGGCTTTGGGGCCAGTCTGCCCTATCACCTTGGCACGCGCGATCTGCGTGCGTCGGGAAGCGGCGCGACCGGCTATCTCGCGGACGCTTTGGGCACGCGCTACAACGCGTTCCAGCGTCTAGGCGACCTGACGTCTGCCAATCCGCACTTCGCCCTCCTGCCGCTTGGAACCAACGACAACGAGGCCGTCATGTCGGCCGAGCAGCAGGTGTCGGACTATCTCGACCTCGCTCAAGCGGCGCTGCCGAACTGCCTGTTTTTCGTGTTCTCGAAGTTCGCGAACAGCTTTCCGAGTTCCTACGATACGTCTAGCCAGTACCGCGACGGCCAGCGAGCCGCCTGCGCGGGCCGCAAGCGCGTCTGGTACACGGACACGGTCGGCTACACGCAGGCCGGCCCGAACTACCAGCAGACCGCCTGGGTCACGGGCGGCGGCACGGTGTACGCGCCCAACGGCGTCGGCAATGCCGACCTGGCAGTCGGCCGCCCTGCACCCTACACGCCGGACTCCACTCATCCCAACGAGTGGGGCCATCAGCAGGTGTACGCGCCGCGCATGGCGGCCGCCGTGCGCGACGGCCTCGATCAGATGATCGCACAGGACCTCTTGGTCTAGCGCCACCCCATAATCCGGAGACCGCCATGCGGCTGGTTGAAAACTGGCGCGCCGTGCTGGCGCGCGCGTGGAGCGTCCGCTTGCTCCTGCTGGCCGGGCTGCTGTCCGGTTTTGAGGCCGCGATGCCGTTCGTGGGGGATTTTTTGCCGATCCCATCCGGCGCGCTCGCTGCCCTTACCACCCTCGTCGTGGCCGGCGCCTTCGTGGCGCGGATCGTGGCGCAGAAGGATATCCGCTGATGCCCACCCAGAAGCTCAAGCCCAGCAAGCGGGCCTCGGTCGCGCTCGCCGCCGTCATGGCGGCGGCGCTCTCGATCGGCGGCCTCTGGTATGTCGCGGCGCCGGGCGGCAAGCAGTACCCGGCCGCCGTCGTGCTGGCGGTCGAACACATCATCAAGGATTGGGAAGGGCTACGCCTCACCTCCTATCGCGACATGGTCGGGGTGTGGACGATCTGCTGGGGCGAAACCAAGGGCGTGCGCGCCGGCATGCGCAAGACCCGGCCCGAATGCGAGGCCATGCTCTATGAGCGGGTCGACCGCGATTATTACGGTGCGATCGCCAAGTGCGCGGCGCCGAACTTCGCGAAGGCGCCGGTGTCTGTGCAGGCCTCCATGATCTCGGGCGCCTTCAACTTCGGCGTCGGGGCGTGGTGCCGCTCGACCGCCTCCCGAATGATCCGCGCCGGCAAATGGCGCGAGGCCTGCGACGCGCAGACCGCCTTCAACCGCGCCGGCGGGCGGGTGGTCAACGGCCTAGTCAAGCGCCGGGAGATGGGAGACGCCTTCCGAATTGGCGAGGGTGAGCTGTGCGTGACGGGGGTGGAGTGATGATCACCGAAGAACAGCGGCAGATTGAAGTCGCCGGGCGCCACGGCCCCGAAGTCGTCGGTTATGTGATCGATCGAGCGACATCGTGTCTCCGCATGTACTCGATGACCATAGACCCCCTCCGCAAGGTAGCGAGGCAGCTCGGCTATGCAATCACTACGCATGGTTCGCTGGTAAAAGACATTGATTTGCTAGCCATCCCGTGGACGGAAGATGCTGTGGAGGCGGAGGTTCTCGCGGCGGCCGTCATCGAGATCATCCGCGCCGCTGACGAAAACGAGTTCGCCATAGTTGATCGCGACTGCCCGCGGCCTAAGCCGCACGGTCGTCGCTGCTGGTCGATCCATTTCACCGGTGGCGGATTCTTCGATTTTGGCGTCATGCCGAGGGGGGCGGGCTGATGGGTTGGCTTCTCGACCTTTTCCCCTCCTGGACCAACGGGCTGGCCGGCTCCACCTTCGCGATTCTTGGCATCGCGGCGCTGTTTTACGGCTTCATCCCGGCTCTTCCGTTTCGGACGGTGGTGCAGGTCGGCGGCGCGCTGGCGCTGGCCTATGCCTGCTACACCACGGGCTATGCCGGGGCGCAGGCGGCGTGCGAGGCCGAGCAATTGCGAGCTGAACTCGCCGCCGCCCAGCGTGATCTTTCCATCGCCAAGTCCGCTGCCAAGGACGCTAGCCGCCGCGCCCATGTGCTCGATGAGACCCTCCAGGCCAAACAGGAGCGCCTTGATGACTACGAATCCGCCATCGCGGCGCGCCCAGACACTCGCTGCCCTCTTACTGCTGATGATCTGCGCGGGGTGCGCGGCGGCCCCTAAACCGGCTCCGGTGCAACTGCCTGATGCACCGGCATGGCTGGCGCCCGTTCCCGCGCCGGCGCTCAAGGTCGGCATGGACGCCCGCGTCGCGCTGGCGCGAACCTACACCGCGCTTGCGCTGGCGAACGGCAGACTTGACCAGGGGCGCCAATGGTACGGCGAGGTGCAGTCGAGTTTCGAGGCCAATAGCCGAGGGAGGACGCCATGACGGGACCGATCACTTGGGAGGTCGTCATTGCCATGGGGACGATCCTCGGCGCGATCGTCGGGGTGTGGTTGCGGATCGAGTATCGGATCAAGGCCGAGGTTGCGCCGAAGGATATGCAGCTTGCCGCCCTGCATGCCGAGGTGCGCCTGCTCGACAAGCAGCTCGGCGAGCACAAGCTCTATGCTGCGGAGCACTATGCGCGAAACGACAGTCTGGCGCAGATGCGCGAGGAAATCCTCACCCGCCTCGACAACATCAGCGGCCGGATCGACAAGGCATTCACACCGGCAGCGCGGGCAAGGGGGAACGGATGATCGATGCGGTGACCGAGCGCATCATCCGCGATCGCGCGACGGGCATGATCCTAGTCCGCCGCCGGCATAACCGTGTGAACGGCACGGCAGCGGAGCTGGCTGCATTAGTGGCGCTGCTGATCCGCGCGGCCTATGAGGCCCCGAAGGGGCTGCATGACAGCTCGCCACTACCCCGCAGCGCCTGGGTGCCGTCACTGACAGATCCTCCCGAAATCGCAGCCCCGCCTCCATCTGGAGGGCGGGTTTTTTCTGCGTTTGGATTGACGCTTGGCTCAATCCGTTCTCATCATGTTCTCATGTCAGGTGAAAGCACTCTTATCGGGTTTCAATGCCAGTGTGGCCGGCGCACGGTCTATGTGCGCGAGACCATGATGCAGATGTGGGCGAGGCAAGGTGAAAGCGTCCACGCCGTGCGGCTACGCATGCGGTGCAGGGAGTGCGGCGAACGCGCACCAAATGGACCCTATCCCCTGAATGATGGATTCGAGCGCACGCTCTGGGTGACGTCGGATAGTTCGATCAGTTTGGCATGGAAGGTCGATGGGGAAACATAA